GATAACGACTATGGCGTCTATCGTATAGACGACGTTCCAATTTTTCAAATACAGGAGTTTACAAATAAAGATAATAGTCTTGTATCGCAAAATATAAATCGCGATGACTGGAGCCTAGACCAAATCATTGAGGAGGTGTATCAGAAGACAGGAATACGCAAAGGAATCTTTATTTCTCTCGGCTGCCTTTCTGCGTGCGGCGATTCAAGCGGTGCCCCGAACGCTTTGATGGACATGGCTTCTCTCTATGAAGAGGCGAATGCGCTCTACAACACGGTTAGACCAACGATGACTAAGGGTGAAGTGCTTGCAAATTTTGGCGAGGCGGCGCTGGCAAAAGATGTTCCTACCAATCAACCAATTACTCGCTGGACTCCTGGTATGTATGAACGAATGGTGAAAGAGGGGCTTGTCGACCCCGAAGAGTGGACTGAGATGTTGGAAAATATGGATGAAGCGGATTGGGGTATATTGTATAAAATGGCGGGACTTGATTAAGTCTCTACTGATTTGATTTTTTGATTAGGGCGTAAAGGTTTTGTCCCTAAGCAAAAGTAATGGCGAACCTCCACTTCCCCTGGTTGTTCATTGGACCTCCTGGCACAGGCAAAACACGGGCAGCGCGTAAAATGATAGCTGACAGCCTACACATAACTGAAGCGGAGGTGTATCCGAAGGACATGCGTATGTTTAAGGTCGGTGACGATTATGAATGTCGCGTCTACTGTAGTCCGTACCACTTTGAAATAGATATCCCTGATATGTCTATGCAAGACAAGCAGATTTTGGTTGAGGTTCTCTCTATGTTATTTTCCGCGGGCGACGTATTTGCGGGGCTCAAGACGAATAAGCGCAAGCTAGTAATTCTACGACGGGCGCACTGTCTGAGCCTTGCGGCGGCTGTCAGGTTACGCTGGATTCTGGAGACCCGTATCTGTCCTGAAGGTGGGACGGGTATGGTCTGGCTGTGCGCGCGCGAAATTACAGGATCGCTAAGCGTTGTGGAAGACATCTTTGTGCGAGTTCGTATTCCCGTACCAACGCGCGAAGAATGGGCTGTTACGTGGGCGGCATGTCCGCAGATTGCTGATTCATATGATAAGTTTGAGGGGCGCATGGATAGACCGGCGGCGCTCTTGCGCTGGGGTAAAAAATGCCTTGAAGAGCAAACCTATCCACAGATGGTATCGCAATGCTATAATAGCCTAATAGTAGAGATTCTGCGTGGATGTATACGGGCTTCTTTAAAGAAAATCGCTGTACCACCGCTCGCAACAGCATTGTGGGTCCGCGAACGTGTCTACGATTTTTTAGGTCTCTGTCAGACGGGTACCGAATTCTTGGACGGGTACTGTGCGGCTGTAGAGACGGCGCTCTTGAACTCCTATTGCACATTTCCTATGTTTCGCGCAGCCATCGCTGTTATTGCGGCAACTGAGCCAAATACATCGTATCGTAATCCTATTTCACTTGAAAAAATGCTGCTTGATATCTGTCTTGCGTTTTGGCGCACAGCCCAGGCAGAAAACGAGACAGTGCTACGTGAATTAGAATCTCGTCTACCGATAGAGGACTATGGAGTCGGAGATTTGGAATCTCAAGCGGCGGTTATGGCAGCAGACGCCGCCACCGTTAAACCTGCAACTAAGCGCGCCGCCCCAAAGGGAGCTGGAAAGGCTAAGAAACGAGGTACAAGTGGAGAAGGGAATACAATTATTGAACCTGAAGCAGAAGTCAAACCTAAACCCAGAAGAGCAAAAAAGGCTGCTGTCGCTACGTAATGAGCGATGGGATGATGGGTTAATAGCAAAGCATATGTTGGCGCCCGATACGGTCTGTCGTTGTTATACGGACGGCACATATAGGTTGACGCTATTTGGCGATAGCCCGGAGTCAGAGCTACTTCACTTGTTCAGAATTTTACATTTCTTAGGTGCACCCGCCGGATTTCAGGTAAATTGGTGGCGATTTCCTGCCGACCGTATCGTTGCTGGTGACATATTTCCATCACGCGCGGAAGTTAATGGTGGTTGGGCGTACAGAGGGAGTCCAGAGGTGTTTTTGTTTCGTATCGAGGAATGGGACCGTGTTCTCCTACACGAATGTATTCATGCATTGAATTGGGATGCAGTTATAGTGGACGGTACACAGACTTGTTTAGAGCAGTCTGTGGGCGGTGGCACTCTCTCGTCCGCTCTTTTTGAGGCTGCAACCGAGTTAAACGCGGAATGGATGTGGTCGGTATTACATGCACCATCCAATGATGTAACAGCACAGACGTGGGTCAAACAACGTGAGTGGCAGAATCAACAGGCGATTGAGATTCTGGCACGGGCGCCGCAGGTCTGGGTTGAAGATACAAATGTGTTTGCATACTATATTCTCAAGACTGTGTTGGCACACGACATGCAGGGGTTCCTCATTGAATGGCTCGCCGGTACCCTGAATACAGAGCGCTGGTGTGACATGTGGTTACAGAGACGTGAATCTATGATTGCGATGAGCCGCGGACTCGATACGTCGCAGCCACTCTCTATGCGAATGACAAATCCGTCTATTGCTCGCCAAAATTCCTCATAACTTTCTTTATGGTCGCATTCTTAATCTTGCGAACGTGCGACGTCTTTTCAATCATCTCAATCATCTCTCGTAGAGTGTTAAGATGTACGGCTTTACCGTAAAGATGTGCAACCGCCATAGCATTTTCTTTTGATACGTTATTACGGCGTGTGTGTTCCTTGCTGCTTATCCGGGAAACGGCATTCATCTTAGATCGTATATTCTTACGCGTTGAGCTGGGCTGACGCGGTCCAGTCTCTTCCATTTTACGAGGAATAAAAAAGACGCGTGTATTTGGATTGCGCTTAATTCTGATTTTACGTGTTTGGGGCATGTCTTCCTATAAAAGTGCTAGAAACTTGACAGCTTCGTTTCGAAAACAAAGATGTCAACAACAACAACGCAATGGGTATCCGCGGACTGCAAACCTGTCTAGTAAAGACAGTACCCAACAGCATTAAGCCCGTCCAGTGGGACACGTGGCGGGGACTTCGCGTCGGGATTGATATTCAGTGTTTTCTTTATCGCGCTATCGCAAACAATCTACAGCCCCTGAAAGTCATCGCCGAACAGATTGCCGCATTGAAGAAGCTGGGTATCACGCCCGTCTATGTCTTTGACGGTAAGCCACCTTCGGAAAAAGACTACGTGACTCAGAAGCGTAAATCTGACCGCCAGGATGCGCACGATCTTTGTGAGGAGCTGCGGCAATCGCTAAATCATGAAACGGATTTGGCAAATCGTGAAATTCTGGCGGAGAAAATTCACGATTTGGAATCACGATTTCCGAGTCTGCCCTACGAAGTCAAAGATGAAATCAAGCAATTTCTGTACGCGACCGGCTCAATGTTTATCAATCCCACGTGCGAAGCCGACACTCTACTTGCGTATTGGGTTCGGCGCGGTATTCTGGACGCCGTTATGAGTTTCGACCTCGATTTCTTGCCGCGCGGCTGTAAACTTCTTGTGCCAAAACATGTGTCTGTCAGTCCAGGCGATGCATGGTCAGAATACGACCCTGTGCAGATTTGCGCAGCGCTGAAACTTAGCACAACCCAATTCATAGACTTCTGTGTACTCTTGGGTTCCGATTATACACCGGCTTTGCCTATTGTCGCTTGGAAAACGGCTCTACACAGTATTCAGCGGCACGAGTCGATTGCAGCCATTTGGGCAAAGCATACGTTTAGTAATTGGCGCAAGACCGAGGACCACGCCAAGTTCGGCACCGATATCGAAATGTTAAAAAAGGCACGGGCGATTCTCAGCGGCGAAAATGACGACCCGTCCACTCTAATGGAGGGTGTACAATGGACAAAGTGGAAGGCGGGTTTTCAGGCACCTGAGCCCGGCACACTTGATGAATTTAGGCGGCGGCATCAGACTTGGAACACCGAGTGGTGGGCGCTATTCTCGGAATAAAATGAAATTGCATTTATCTTTTTCTACAAAAATAAAAAGATAAATGAATGTGTAGTAAAAAAGGGAGTAGTGCTAACGGGAATTGAACCCGTGACCTAGGGCTCATAAGACCCCCGCTCTACCGCTGAGCTATAACACCATTTAGTGCTGTATAACAAGACTAAATGGTATCGGTCCAAGCAGGGTTCGAACCTGCGACCTTGCGGTGATTGTTACACATGTTAACAGCCGCACGCTCTACCTACTGAGCTAAAAGACCTGTGTCATTTGTTAAAAATAAATGGACAGGTGTTTTTTTCTTTTCTTTTTATATGTTTACTATTTTTTTCGTCTCTTTTTTATTTTTTACTACAGTTTAGTCATTTACGCAGGGACAACCGCGACCGGCGCCTTGACGTAGTGACCCTTCAGGTAGCGCTGGAGGTTCAGGATCGTCACCTTCTCCGCCTCCGTGCTCTTGAGGAGCTTGCGGAGAGCGGCATCCGGGTTGATGTCCTGCTTGTTGTTGAGCTTGTGCGCCTTGACGTAGTCCATGATGCCACGGGTGACGTCAGAGCGGCTCATCTCAGTGCCCTTCGCCTTGCCGAGGAAGACACAGAGCTCGTCCGTGATCTTCTGCGGCTTGGTGAAGACAGACTGCTTCTTGGGAAGCGGGTTGCCCGCCTCATCAAGCTGCGGGACCTTCGAGCGGCGACGACGACCCGCCTTCTTGATCTCGCGCGCCAGGCGCTTCTCCAGCTTCTTCATATCAGCCAGAACCACGCCGAGCGTGTTGCGGAGGTCGTTGACCTTCGTCACCTGAGCGTTGAACTCGGCGACGAGGTTGACCTCCTCAACCGGCTCCGCGGCAACCGCCACGGCGGCGGCGGCAACGGCGGGCGCCGGGCTCGTCGCAACGGCGACGGGCGCAGCTGCAGCCTTCTTGCCCTTCGCCGCAGGGGCGGCGGCGGCAACGGGCGCGGGCACAACGGCAGCGACCTCCTCCTTCTTGGGAGCAGGCGCCGCCTTCTTCGCAGGCACGGTAGACATCTTAGTGTTCTTAGTAGAGCTCATTTTATATTGATGTCCGGGTTTATTTGAGTGGCTTTTTAACGCACTATGACTATGGGTTTAGAACCGGATGGGATGTCAATTTTTGGGACATCGGCTCTCAAAATGGGTCCAAATTGGACCCTCGCGTACGACTTTCCGACGATAAGTTCGGTTTTTCTTAGTTATGTGCGCTTTATGAAAAGAACATAAATAATCAGACCAGTATAGGAAAACATGGAGCCTCCCGTTTGTAAGAATATCCGTTCTAGACGGCACCCCGACCAGCGCTGCCCAAATCCTGCTTCCCACGGAGAGTACTGCGGAGTCCACTATAAATTCCCACGCCAATACAAATCTGCTATTGAACTCGCCATTCAAGACAAAACTAATATGACAGTAAGTCCAATCGTAGATATGACGCCTAGTGCTATTAAAGTACAAAAGTGGTGGGCATTCCGTGGACGTCTACGCATAAGGGCGCGACAGGGACCGGCGCGATACACCCGTGAAAGCACAAACACGACCGATTTCTATTCTATGGAAGATATCAGCGGACTCAGTGGCGAGCATCTATTTTCCTATTTTGAGGTTGCCGATAAACAGATATATGCATTTGATGTTCGTTCTCTTTCATCGTTACTCGAAAAATCAGAAGAGCCATTAAATCCCTATACGCGGACACCGTTTTCTGATGAGACCCGTAAAAAGATGTCACGCTACATTCGTTGGTGCCGAAAGAAGGGGGTTGACACTCGATGGACGCCCATTGATGCGGCTACACCAGACCAACGTTTTCATATCAAAGTGACCGACATGTTTCAGAAAATAGATGAATTAAACTATTATACAAACCCCGAATGGTTCATTAATTTGACCGTTGACAGACTTCGTTGTTTCTATGTTGAACTCTATGATATCTGGTTACATCGCGCAGAGCTTACGAATGCGCAACGTAGTATAATTATACCGCCGCCGGCGCGTCCGTTCAGATATCCTATACGCGATATTGTGACAAATCGCTCTATCGAATTTTTGCGGAAGACGAACATGGATATAATAAGAATGTTTGTCAGCGCTGCCGAAGATAAATCGGACCGTGTACTTGGTGCAATGTATATTGTTACTGCACTGACGATGGTTAGCAGACAGTGTGCGCAAATGTACCCGTGGCTCTTCGAGTCGGCGACGCCAGGAATCTATGAGCGCTATCGTGTTATGACGAATGAGGAATTGCCAATTATGACGCTGAACGCCCTTACCTACATCAACACAATTTTGGCTGGTATTCCGCCATCACCATTGGCTTTACCGCCCCCACCCGAATAAATACGTGTTTCTTCTCAGTTTTTGTTGGTCAAACCCCCAAAAATTGACGAGTGATTGAACCCGGTTGGTATAGTCATAGAGTTTAAACAAATAAACAAAATGAGCTCTAACATTGTACCTCCTGCCTCCTTTGACGTAACTAAGCTGACTTTCGGCGATATGAAGACTCTAGATAGCGGCGCGAAGCTCGTCGACCTGTCCTATGACGGTCGCCGCAGCCTCCTCACGCAGACGGCATCTATGCCTCTCCCTTATGGGCTCAATGTATTTGACAAGGCTGGTCCGGTAAGCTACTCTGTTGATGTAAGCTTCCGTGGTCTCGAGGAGAACCCCAAGGTTCAGGCGTTCCACGAGATGCTCACCGCGTTCGACGCAGCCGTACTGGAGGCTGCTGTTAAGAACAGTATGGCGTGGCTCGGTAAGGCACCTGGCTCGATGAAGGCTGATACCCTGCGTGAGGTTGTCAAGTCTCTGTACACGCCGTCAATCAAGATTGCGCTTGACCGTGATGGCAAGCCGAAGCCGTACCCGCCGACGCTCAAGATCAAGCTTCAGCAGGAGAACGGCACCTTCAAGACGCAGTTCTACGATGCGAACAAGCAGCGTATCGAGAACGCCTCTGTTGAGGACCTACTCGTACGCGGCGCGGAGGGCACGTTCCTAATCAAGTGCACTGGTCTCTGGTTCGCCGGTGGCAAGTTTGGTGCCAGTTGGAAGGGTGAGCAGGCGCGTATGGAGTCCATTCCTAACCGTATGCGCGGGTGTGCTATCCTCGACGATGACGAGGATGTGGCTGTCCCCGTTGCGAAGCCCGCCGCGGTCAAGCGTGCCGCACCGGCGAATCGTTTCGCCGTAGCAGATGATGACGAGGAGGAGGATGTCGTTCAGGCGGCGATGCCTGCCGCTCGCACCTACGCCACTGCCGCCGCGCCTCAGGTTGAGGATGAGGAGGAGGATGACGTCGTTGAGGCGCCGCCCCTGCCCAAGAAGCTGGCTCCTGGCGCGGCTGCGCCGAAGAAGGTTGTCCGCAAGGCGCCTGGCAAGGTGTAAACCAAACAGACTAAACCATAAACAAACAATCTAAACTAAAAAGAAAAGAAAATATCACATTTAATATTTTTCACTTGTGTAAGTATAAACAATGTTCGATCTTGATACCCCTCCCCGGTGGGCGCGTTCGTGGTGCTATTTTTACTTAGCGGCGGCGATTGCGGCGGGTCTTTCGGCGGTAATCATTTTTGGCGGACTCCTCTTCTCCTATGAGGTGGTCGCGAAGACCAAGGGTGGTGCTTCTCTAGCGGCGGTAACGGCGTTGGCGGGTGTTTTCCAGGGTGTAACTGCGATGGTAATGTTCTGGATGTGTCGTTCAGCGCTCAAGTAAGCCGGGACTTGTTTTTAATTTTAAACTCTGAAAGAGGGTATAATTAAAAGTTGTGGTTGTTTCCTGTCGCGGGCGCCTGCTTGCCGTAGCCGTCATCGACCGCTGAGCTGCAGCAGTTCAGCAGAGCAGCACCCTGGCGCGCATTTACAGACACATCGGACGTCGCTTGAGGCTGCGCACCCGCTTGCTCGGGACGCGCGGAACCGTTTACGGGGAAATTTGATGTGGCACGCCACGCAGCCAGGGCGCGCTGCTTGCGCTTGAGGGTCGTCAAGGAAGAGTCACGGATACCTACAGTCGAGAGAGGCATTTCTATTGCTACGGGAGATATTTTTATGATGTGTCCCATGTTCTCGAACGGCAGCCGGTCGTACGCGCCTTTGGTTCGTAATTAACTCGTGGAAGGTTCACTTGTAGAAATTGTGGTGGCGGCACGGGTGGCGGGAAAAAGGCAATAAAACGCGTATCTGGATTTGTTGGGCTGTTAGCAGCGGTAAGTGTAGCTTCACGTAGCCTGGCTGTTGTAATTGAATCTGGTGTCGGCACAACATCTACTGGAACTACGACGGGAGGTCGGGGTTGTGGATATCTATAAACAAAAATTGTCGGACAGCCCGTCTCCGCTATACGCGATGATTCAGGACCCCCGTTAATTCGAGAGCGCAGCGAATTTATGACTACACTGGTCATCCTTACGATGTTCATATAGATTTCCCGAGCCTAACTAGGGGGAATGCCAGGCTTTCCATACTTCACAATAATTTACATAGTGTTAAGTATTGTTCTTATCTACTATATGTTTACAGGTCTCATCTATGTTTTGAGCCGGCTTTGTGGCTTATATGGACCCGCGTATAAAGAGGGGTTCAGCGACGAGGATGAAGATGCTTTAACTCGGTCCTATTATGCAAGTCTTACAAAGCGTGCTGCTGCCGTAAGCAAACGAGCGGATGCGGCTTCACAACTCTGTGAAACAATTCGCGACAAACATAACGGGTTGGATAGTGACATTTGTGACGTTACACGACAGATAGATGACGGAATTCTACAAAATTACGCCTCAAATGTTCCAGAAGGAGAATACGAGATGCCTGCCGATGTACAGAAGCAGAGAGCCGCTGACCGCAAGAAAAGAGGTGAATTGTATGTAAAAGCCCAGCGGACGAAATTTTCCGAAATGAATGATAATAAGCCACTGCTTGAGTGTTTTAGTGACGAAACGGACGCGCTACTTGCCGACCTTACGGATTCAATTAATAGTACAGACGAAACGGTTACGAATTTAGAGAAAGATTTAGAGTCGCTGCGCAAAGAATTATCCACTACGCGACTTGATACTTATTTTACAACGCTCGGTTACAACAATAAATACATTAAAGATTTAGTGAAGACAATGCAGGCTACACGCGAGGGTTTTGATGTTCCTGGTACACCAGGGGACCGTGTGAACAAATTGGAGATGCGCGTAACAATTGTAGAGAGGACACTAAATGAATTAAATACAACAACTCAAAAATTCCTTGATGTTACGAAGCTGCAGAGCACACAATTAAAACAGACTAAATCAATTGGTAAGTAGCCCTGATTTGTGCTCTACACAATTGTGAGAGGTCTAAAGAATTCGGACCTATACTGCGTAAGATGAGTCTAGATACGCTGATTGACAAAATTTATTCTACGCCTGAAGCGAAGGAAATTCTTGGAATTGTTGTTGAAAACGGATCGTGTTGTAGCAGCTTCGTAGAATTTGGCTCACGAGGTGGCGTAAGCGCGTTGGCGCTGTTTAAAGCTCTTACAACGACGCCACGTGAATTTGCGCCGCGATTTGTGGCTGTGGACCTAGTGAACGACGATTCAATTAAGGCTCTCAAAACACTGTCTGAAAATTCCGGAATTTCGTTTCACTTTTCGCAGGGACATACACGCCATTATCCGCCTCACGAGACCGATGGATTCTTATGGGATACGTTTCACGCGGGTGGTAACTTGCTGGTTGACCTTGACCGTATGGCGCCGTGGGTTCAGAAATGTATTTTTATCTTGGGAACGAAAATGAATGGTGTCGCGTCCGAAGCAGTTACTCGTAAATTAGACGTTGCTACCGTCGCAAAAGAGCTTATAATTAGTGAAGAGGGGGCGGCACAAGGACTGAGCGCGGCAATTCGTGAATTCTTGGAGAAAAACAAGGACTGGACCCAGGTGAGGGAACACGGTGAACTCACTGTTTTAAAACGTGTAGCGCCACCACTTAAGAAGCTATTTCAATAAAGAGCCCGGTAACCCTAAAATTTGAAGCCCGGTTTAGCAAGATTATTTTGTCAGAGATAAGTATAAATGCAAGTATTTATCAAGACATTGACGGGGAAGACGATTACGCTGGATGTGGAGCCTTCTGACAGTATCGAGAACGTGAAGCAGAAGATTCAGGACAAGGAGGGTATCCCACCCGACCAGCAGCGCCTCATCTTTGCCGGCAAGCAGCTAGAGGATGGTCGCACTCTTTCGGACTACAACATCCAGAAGGAGTCCACGCTCCACCTGGTTCTACGCCTGCGCGGTGGATTTTAAAATATATAAGTAGAGATGGGTCCGTATAATACGTTTATGTGGAACTTTGCCTTCGCTACTGCTATTTTTTGGATTGGCGCGCCGGCTTACTTTGTGATGCGTATAATGAAAGGTGACTGGCAGAAACACACGTGGTCGTATATCCCTGTTTTCTGGCTCCCTATCGTCTTTTCGTGGCCGGTTTCATTGACTGCGCTCTTTGGTGGATTTGACTAATCTATTTGAATGTGATAATTTGAACCTTGTATAGGTTCAAATCATCATATTTTGTTCTAGACAAACGCCTCGGTATTCATTAAATTGCTGCTTGCCAGCTCTCCTGGCTTAGGAGCAACCTGTATTGATTCAAAATAGTTGGGGTTTGATTGTGGTTCTCCAAGTACTTCGAAGATATCGTTTTTTCCGATTTTAAATGTCCTCCTTTTTAACCAATTAGGGTATAGGGTACGTTTCCCTTTCTTTATCAATTCACCGTCACCGGACGGTGTGAATTTATAGGTTACGTCGAAGTTTTTAGGACCGCGAGGCCACGTGCTAGAGAGTTCTCTCTCATATACGGTGATGCTTTTACCGATATGTTCGGCTAAAACTTTTACAGTTAAAGGTCGCCATCCAAAAAGAACAGCGGAATGGACAGGAATCCATCGTTGTACACCATTAGCCGCTTTCTTTACAACCCATCGTTGTCCATCGCTGCCCCATTCGATTGTGCCTTCTGGATGTTCTGTGGCAGATGTCTTAGGGGCTTTTCTATCGGTTTTTCTTGTTTGTCGGGTCATTCATAAAGTATGCTACGATTTAAATTCGGTTATTGGAACAGAATAGGTATAAGTTGTTTAAAAATTAGGGGTGAAAAGACCAAAATTTGAACGCAGATTCTATCTTCATTCAAATATCATAAGTAAATGTCGGTAAAAACAATCGGTATTGACCTTGGTACGACGTATTCGTGTGTTGGTGTGTGGCAGAACGACCGTGTAGAAATCATTGCGAGCGATGTAGGGAACCGCACAGTTCCTTCCTGGGTCTCCTTTACGGACGAGGAGCGTCTCGTTGGTGATTCTGCGAAGGGTGTAGCGGCTACGAACGTCAAGAACACGGTCTTTGATGCAAAGCGCATCATTGGGCGTCAGTTTGACGACCCTGCCGTACAGAAGGAGCTCAAGCACTACCCGTTTATCGTGAAGGACGATGGTAAAAATCGTCCGCTTATCGAGGTAGAGTTCAAGGGTGAGACGAAGCAGTTCTATCCTGAGGAGATTTCCGCGATGGTTCTACAGAAGATGCGCTCCATCGCTGAGGCGTATCTAGGCTATGCTGTCACTGATGCGGTAGTAACTGTACCCGCCTACTTCAATGACCAGCAGCGCCAGGCAACGAAGGATGCGGGGCGCATTGCTGGTCTCAATATTAAGCGTATCATCAACGAGCCGACGGCGGCGGCTCTAGCGTATGGTCTCGACAAGAAGAACCAGAAGAAGGGCGAGCTAAAGGTGCTCATCTTTGATTTGGGTGGTGGTACGTTTGACGTTTCTCTGCTGACAATCGATGACGGTGTCTTTGAGGTGAAGGCGACGGCGGGCGATACGCATTTGGGTGGCGAGGACTTTGATAATATCATCGTCGACTGGGCGGTTGAGGAGTTCAAGCGCAAGTCCAAGATTGATATTCGTGAGAATCAGCGTGCTCTGCGCCGTCTACGCACGGCTGCGGAGAAGGCGAAGCGCACGCTTTCGGCGACCACGAGCACAAATATTGACGTTGATTCACTTGCGGAGGGCGTTGACCTGTCCCTGCCGTTCACTCGGGCAAAGTTTGAGCAGCTGTGCGACGCACAGTTCAGGAAGTGCCTCCTGCCCGTAGAGCAGGTTATGCGCGATTCCAAGTTTGCTAAGACGGATGTAGACGAGATTGTTCTTGTGGGCGGCTCTTCGCGTATTCCGCGTGTCCAGCAGATGCTCCGCGACTACTTTAACGGCAAGGAGCTCTGCCAGAGCATCAATCCGGATGAGGCGGTTGCGTATGGCGCGGCGGTTCAGGCGGCTGTGCTCGGTGGCGTTGATTCCAGCAAGCTCACCGACATGATTCTTCTGGACGTTACGCCCCTGTCGCTGGGTGTTGAGACGGCTGGTGGTGTGATGACACCGGTAATCAAGCGCAATTCGACGATTCCGACGAAGAAGTCGCAGACGTTCTCCACGTATTCGGACAACCAGCCGCAGGTGCGTGTCCGTGTGTTCCAGGGTGAGCGTGCGATGACGAAGGATTGCGATATGCTGGGTGAGTTTGACCTCACGGGCATCCCGCCTATGCCGCGTGGTGTGCCGCAAATCGAAATCACGTACGACGTCGACGCGAACGGCATTCTCAACGTGTCTGCTGCGGAAAAGAGCACGGGCAAGAGCAACAAGATTACGATTAAGAATGACCGTCAGCGCTCCAAGGAGGAGATTGAGAAGATGGTGGAGGAGGCGGCGCAGTACGAAGCCGATGACAAGGCGACGATTGCGCGTATCGATTGCCGGAATAAGTCAGAGGCATATCTCTACCAGGCGCGCACGGCGTGTCAGGAAGAGAAACTGAAGGCGACGCTAGGCGAAAACGCGCAGAAGATTGAGGACGTGGTCAAGGAGGGACTTGCGTGGCTCGACGACCACCGCGATGCCGAACTGGCTGAAATTGAAGAGAAGCAGAAGGGTTGGGAGTCTGTAATTAGCCCGCTCATGTCAGCAGCGGCTGCTGGTCCTGCGGAAGCGGCCGGTTCTGGTCCTGCGGAAGCGGCTGGTCCTGGTCCTAAGATTGAGGAAGTGGATTAATCACCAGGTTATTAAATATAGTCATAACATTTTCGGGAGTATACTGCATATAACCGTTATTTTCCATGTCATATTTTCCAACATAAAAAGACAAGAGAAGTTTTTCCAACTCCTCTTTTGAATCGTACTTTATTATCTTATCACCAAGAATTCTAAAATGCGCGTCACAAATTTGACCATCGCCGTTTCTATAATATAGACCAGATGTAAATATAGGTTTTTTACATACAGCGAATTCACCTATGGATAAACCAAACGTCTCTCCATCCGAGCGCGCATGTAGAAACGCATCGCATGTATTGATAAACTTGCGCTTTTTAATTGCGTCGATTGTTTTGTCCAGAAAAATCACGTTTTTCTCTGTACAGAATCGTGTTGTGTTCATAAAAAGAAAATATAGATTGCCTCTCTTCGCTAGCGCTGTGACCGTTTCTTTAACAAACGGAATATCAAATTGGTCCGCTCCACCATAACGACCAAATACAACGGCATCCTTTGGTATATTAAGCGATGCGCGCATATCCTCTTGCGTGTCGGCTACGCTAATCATATGCGGTAAAACCGGATACGACGTACCGTCGCGTACATTTATTTGGTCACTAATTGGTATGTATACATCGCCGTACTTGTACCGACATGTAAAAACACAATGAACTACAAATTTAGTAGCTGTTATGTAACCACCGTATGGGGGGACAGGGGCTCTCCCATCTGATAGCTTATAACAAACATCTATATTCAATAATTTAAGTAGTGCATCTATTTCTAAAAATTGCGCCACCTCATAGACTACAAATCTCTCGCTAAAGCGGTCAAATACCTCTTGTTGGTTAAAATTATGGTGTAAAGAGATAATTATAGATGTATTACCCAGTATTGTTTCATTATAGTGTGCATAATCATAGGTGGCTACACCGGTACCTCTTTCTGTAAAATATGTAATAAATGCGACCTTTGTCATTTAATATAGCCTAACTGTATAGTTTTAAATGATAAAATTGACTTGCTTTTTGTATCCAATATGTAAATTAAAATGGATGCAAAAAAGATCCTCGTAAGTGGCACCGGTTATGTAGAGATTCTAGAGGTCTTCGGCTCAGACCTCACCGTGGTAAACGCCGCACGTGTCTCATTTAATAAGGAGGCGTCTGAGTTCGGAGCGCGTGATGCAGGGCTAATTAAGTATCTGGCAAAGCATCAGCATGTCAGCCCCTTCTTTCACCCTCAAGCGCGGTTTCGCATCAAGATGCCAATCTTTGTGGCACGTGAGTGGTACCGCCATACGGTGGGATTTGCGCGCAATGAGGTTAGTCGGCGCTATGTGGACGAAAAGCCAGAGGTGTGGATTCCCACAGAATTTCGTGAACGCGATCCAAACCTGAAACAGGGGTCACGCGAAAACACGATTTCCAACGAACAGGAAATTCGTGAATTGTACAGCGAAGCGATGAGGCAGGCACTCGATGTGTACGACAAGATGCTTGCGGCAAAGGTTGCACCTGAGGTGGCGCGTGCTGTTCTACCCCAGAGCATGTACACTGAATTTATTGAAACGGGCTCGCTGGCGGCGTATGCGCGCCTCTGTAAGTTGCGCCTCGATCCGCACGCGCAGCGCGAAATTCAGGACTTTGCCACAGCGGTCTGCGCACTGCTCGAGCCACACTTCCCTATTTCCTGGGATGCGCTCATGAAGGAATCTTCACCAGCGTAAACCCTTCAATTTCAGTCGGTTCTTCAAAATTTTTTCTGTATACATAGAATACTACGTCAGGAATTTTAGGACCGCCTTCGGCAGCGCGCTGCTTGTTCCGTTCCATTGCGACTTCAATTGGGGTCTGAACCCATATGACGCGGACAGGCAAATCGTGTTTTTGGGCGAATTTCATAAATTCTGCGCGCTTCGCCTTTGTACCTGCCGTGGAATCGAAGACTACAGATTGAGTCGCAATATATTGCTCTGCGTCCTTAATCATCGCTTTTGCTGTCTTAAGCTTGTCGCCGTCCGCGCGATGATAATGCGCTAACACTGAGGTTGCTATGGTCGATTTACCTGAAGCAGGATAGCCTACCATGATAACCACCTCTTTATCTACAGAAGGCTTAACTTTCGGTCTAATTTGCTCTGGAAGAGGAAATACATCTTCTGGTGTATAGAATTTTGTTTTCAGGGCTTTTGCAAATTCTTTATCTTTATCCGACCAGTCACCAGGTCTTCCTGCTGCATCGCCAACATAGTATCCCTTATCGGGGTCAAAAGAGGGGAATTGTCTCAGGAAAAGCGCCGTATCAGGCTTCTGTGTTCTTACACCAACAATGGCTGTATAGTCAACCCCAATATCCTCCATCACGTGCTCAATCTGGTCAATCTTCCAGGGCTTTGATTGGTCCGTCACTATAACAATTTGACGATCCTTAGCCGCCGCATGAATCACATTGGGAACTGACTCGCGCAAATACATCCAGTCATCGGCGCTGGTGGGGAATTTACGTCCCGCCTTTGGCTTTACGAGCGTCCAATCAAAATCAAATATGGCGAACCGTGTGCGGCGTGACTTTTTAGTCTGTAAAATTGTGTCCTCCATTCTTAACTTTTCTATTTACTACAAATGAAATCAATTTTTATAATCCTGGAAAAATAATCTTTGTATAGTTTGTGACAAACCCCATACAACAATGAGGCTTGGTGCGCTTTTCATGAGGCATTGTAGGAATGGTAAAGCCGAGGCTCCCCGAGCAAGTTGAAAAATCACTGCCGTCGGAACTCGTGCATATCATATATTCCTTTTTACCGCATTTCCCTCGGTCCCCTCCCCCAAGTCCGACTTTTTACGCCTCTACGCTGAGGTGTGAATTAACCAAATTACAAGGCAAGCCTATGCGTGGGAAGAACGCTATGTACTTGTTTGATTTGGAGGATTTTGTATTGGATAGACCGAATGGAATATACTAGAATAAACCGCTGGCTTCTTTGCGCGCGTCTAAATAGAATGCGCGAGTCACAGAGCCAGCGGTTTTGCAAATGCATCAAAAAAATTCGTAAAACTGTTAAACCGATTCGCGGCTCACCCGAGCAGGCTGCGACGGCAATATGTGTCAAATCCGTGCTCTGGTCACGCGGGCGTACCCTGAAGAAGTTCACGTGTCGTGGTAAGCCAAAGGTCCAGACACAGCGGCGCGCGACGCAACGTAAGAGCGGTAGGTACCGTGGTCGCGCTAAGGCGATGGGTTTCAACAGTTAGGCTCTCATCGTCGTCACCACCGTGACCGCCACCTCCGCCACCACCTGAGTGAAATCCTGGCTTCAGCGGATCGCAGAGATCTGGACACTTCATTGCGTTATGTCCCTGCGTCTTACAAAGCGAACAGACTGTATAATCCATCTTTTGATTGCTTGTTCTTACGGCACATAGTCGTCAATTTTTACAAATCTGTAGTGCAGGTTTATAAAAATAAATAATTGTCTTAATCAAATTATTGCTGCATGATATTGATTGGCGCGGGCGCAGTGGGTGTTCCGTTTCCAGCATTGAGAGCAGGATTCGGATCTGCTGGTGGCGTAATATAGACAATAACATACCTGAGGTCTACCGGTTTGATAAGGAAACTATTAACACCGAAAACAGCAGGTGCCCTGTACGCGGTTAGATTTGCATCCTGGCTCCAGAAATTCATAGCGGCGAAGTGAATTCCCAGAGCATGGGCTTTCGCATAATCCCAGCCGTTAGAATTGATATCGGGCTCTTCTCCATTTGGTCTACACAGCGTTAAATTCTGCTGTATTCTTGCTACAGTTGCCGCCTTCTGCTCATCTGGAATATTAGCCACATCCTTCGGCGTCATTTCCAAGGGTGTCGAGCTACGTGGACCCAAATTAATGTAATCGTTTAATTTGTTTGTTTCAGGCGGGTAGACGTTCGACATGATAATAATTTTGCCAAAAAATTCTGTTATGGGTGTCTTGAATAGACGCTCGGCGCCGCGCTGCGCATTCCAGGTAAAATCTAGGCGCATTGATTCAATTGTATCGCCTAGAACAGTTGCCACCTCTGTATATGTTTTATCTTTGGGTTTACCATTGAAGCGTAACATGATAAAGAGCGGGTCTTCGCGATAGGGTGCCTCACTTACGTCCGCGGTAGCACCTGGACCCGCAATCGCGTACTGCTGGACAGCCTGCATAATTGAGCGAAAAGATACTTGATTCATTGTGAGGCGCTTCCATTTAGAACCGGCGTCCATTTCACAAACCACGGGTGTGCCTGTGGAATTGTTCGAATAGATAGGTATATCGAGGTAGCGTGCGCCGGCGGCTATAGCTAGACGTATAGCTTCAGGCGAAGCTACTCCATCACGCAGCGGCGTAAAGATTGCCGCTGTGTTCGCCGAGCACACATAGAAGTTTGTCAATGATAAATGTTCTGTGGGCACCCCACTTGCTTTTAAATCAGTGATATACTTACGTAGACCTTTTCTAGATGAACGTTGGTCGCCGTATATGTTGAACGCATCAACAAATTTTCTTAGCTTGGATCTTACATTTTCTGGACTTTCGAGGAGCCAGTACATATTCGCAAGATACCAGAATACGATAACAAGAATAACTACGGCTAAAACGTAGACCCACCAAGGGATTATTGATGCGGTTGTTGTGAATTTGGATGCAGCGCTAGCAAAGGCGCTGGTGATTAATGGATTTAGCCTGGCGACGGATTCTAATCCGATGTTCTTGGACATCCTCTCCTCTTGTGCTATAAATTTTCTATCCATCTTCATCATCCATTCCATACATCTTTCGCATCAACGTGTACGTCGCATCCAATTTATTACTGGATTCGGCAGTCGACTTATCTTTTTGTTTCTTCTGCTGTTTCTTAAATGTATCATCTTTGACGACTCCGGGCGTTCCGCTTGTTGTGGTGACAACAATAGGCATTGCTTTCATATCAGTGGCTATCTCGGTATAGACCGAATCGATATCCTGGATTGAGGCACGTATCGGACGGTTATCAACACAGTCCATAGGTTGGCGTACTTCAATTGAAGCTGATTTGACTCGTTCACATAGCATTACGATAAGCGTAGCGAAGACTTCGCGGCGATATTTTGAGCCGAGGCGCATCCACACTATCATTGTACAATCAAGAGTCTTCTGAATACAGCTATTGACATCTAACCCATTTCGTGCCATATCTTGAAAAAGCGCCATCAAAAACCAGGCTAGACTTTTGCGTGACTTTCCCTGTATATTTACTGGCGCCCTATCCTTCGTGGCGGGATGCGACTTCTGACCGTCTAGTGTCAATATCCAGACTAACCAGAACAAAGCGCGACTTGTTTGCGCCCCACGAATAGACGCCTCTATTTCATTTCCGAGCGTCCGTAAAGTAGGCGCATCCTCCCGTGTATCCCATACACGTCGTGTAGACGGCTGGTCGGGTGAGGCGCCGCCACCGTGGAGCCGCTGTTTAACCGCTTCCGCCTCCTTAAATACGTCGGTCGACTTTGGCACATTAGGTCTGGGGCGCTTTGCTGCTACAACTAGATACCCTACACATTCGGCTATCTTATGGCGTATACTGGGTGAATTTCGGAAGATACGATTATCACCCCCGGCGCGTATCCATTCATTACGAAGAGTCGCTATATGTGAATGCCAGACTGCCGGCCACGAGGCAAGTGCAGAACCAACATGTTCAGACCAAATTGCTAATAATATAGCTTCTAAGCGCGATACTCCGGTTTCCGAGCACAGAAGCTCTGCTGCCCAGCGCTGGGCGCGTTTCATATCACCATTACCTATAGCACGCGATAGTGCTGTATATATGTCGGACCAGGAGTAACCACATATTGTTTTATTTTCCATTTCACCCGGAAAAGCGTTTCCTCTGTAATAACAACCACAACAGAATCCAGGAGAGAGGACGCAATGGACTCTTGGCAAATCACCCTTATCATTCTACTTGCGCTGCTGGTCGTGAACTATCTTGTTATTAAATACGTGGTAGGAACCGGTGTTCCCACTATGGTTGATAATATCAACGAGGCGTTTACTGTTCAGGAGGGATTCAGTGGCGGTACAGCTGAAGATGGTATCGTCGAAAATTTCAACAACGATACGCTCTATGATACATTTTATTCAAAGATATACGACCAAATAGTTCAGGGCGATGTACGCAGTCGCGCCGAAGTTCTTCTCACACTGGGTTGGCTCAAAAAATATCGGTCCGAAGCCAAGACTGTTGAAGCGCTCGACATGGGTTGCGGTACCGGCATGCACGTAAACGAGTTTATGAAAGAGGGCTTGGGCTCGGCAATCGGTATTGATAAGTCGAGCGCTATGATACTGCGTGCTAATACGCTGTTTCCCAATATGAAATATGTTGTTGGTGATGTTGAGAAGCCGACGCAGTTTACGGCGGGTCAATTTAATTTGGCGACAATGTACTATTTTACGATTTATTACGTTCACCACAAAGACCAGATTTTGCGTAACATATTCACATGGCTCCAGCCCGGTGGCGCGTTTGTTGTTCACATCGTAAATCGTAACAAATTTGACCCAATTCTTGAATCGGCGAGCCCGTTCACGGGGTTTTCGCTTCAAAAATACAGCAAGGAGCGTGTGCGGCGGTCAAAGGTGGCGTTTGATAAATTTGACTATATTGCGGAATTTACAAATGAAGAGGCGGATGCGAAATTTACAGAAGTCTTTAAATTCAAGGGCGGACGTGTTCGCAAGAATGTGCACTCGCTCCACATGCCGACAATGGAGCATCTGGTTCACGAAATTGAGGAGGCGGGATTCACGTTTAAAGAATTCCTGGACTTGACCCCAATTGGCTACGAATACCAGTATCTATTTTGCTTTGTACGTTAAAATTGAATTCCCATAATGGGAAACGATAGAATACAAGAAAATGTATCGTATCGTTTGGCGGGAACAGAATGGCTTTACTGGAAATGGTGAGTATGTGTTGACGCTGGCTTTAGCGCAGGCGTGGCTCGAGGACCTCACACGGCGGCATCCTGATATGCGGCATTGGATTGAGGCTGAGCCGGTGGGTTAATACGGCTCAATACCCTGCGCGACGTGAACCATTGTTGTGATTGAAAGACCGAACAGGGTGAGCAGCGCAGGATAGATGAAGAAGGCACCGTACATGCGCGATTTCGGATCCTTCGTGTATCCGTACATATAGAGTGCCCGACCAACAAGATAAACAAGACCGGCGATGCCCGCGTAGAGTGGAAACGCCCACGAGGCAATCAAAACCGCTAAAAAGAAGGGGGCATTTTCAATCGTATTCTGGTGTGCGCGCTGCACAAGATTGAATGCGTACGCCTCCTCATTCGTAATCGTATCAGACATCGCTTTTTCTGCTGGTTTCATGCTCTCACTATAGTATCGTGGCGTTCCGGGAACGGCATACATAGTAGGATAGGGGATACCGTATGTGGCGCGAGCCTGTGATACGAACCCACCGGCAACCATATGCAGGATATTAAATAGCAGAATCACTAGTGGAACTAGCAAGGAACTCCACGGGGATGTGGGCGAGAGAAGGGAGGCTGTATAGGTCGGCATTGTATGTTTTTTCACCGGCTTTTAGTTTCACAGACTTGCCGCGCGCTGTCAAATACAACTGTGTGGAAATAGCACATCGCCACTTAGAAATTCCGGCGGCATCCAATTGTAGACGTGCGCGGTCAGAAAACCTGATGCGCCCATTTTCCAGGGCGGAAACGCCGCTCTAAAGTTGCCACGCGAACGTCCATTCGAAGCAAACAAAATACCTTTGGAATACCCCAGTTCTGAGCCAGCGGCTTCGATTGCGCTCGTCAAATTTTTAAAATGCGGTTTCACAAGATTCGCGGCAAACACCACTTCCCAGATGCTCAGCCCTTCCGTGGTGACACGATGCGTGTTTGCGATACCGACGATGGCGGATTTTGTGAGGAACCACTTCACGTCGGTATCGTCTATATCTGTACTCACGAGCGTAAACTGCTCGTCGCGCGCTATCGCTTCAATGAGATTTTTTACCATTTCGACGGGTGCTTTTAAAACTGGCTCAGCTTTGTAGGGCAGATGTTCTAGGGGCACGTAGGCGTATTCTAGAATGGCAATGGGCGCCTGGCTACATGCGCTAAGGACGGATTCGTGCTCTCTGAACCAGAGCAGGACAGAATTTGCAAGAGTTGGCGTATTGTAAATTTCGCGGTCGGTGACCGATAAGAAGTGGCTGGCTAGACCCTTGTTGCGATAGTCTGGATGAATGACCAAGCCGTCAAGCACGAACGCGTTCTGAATTTGCCGTCCGCACACAATTCCTTTCGACAGTCGGCGCACCGCAAACGTACCAATTAGCCTGCCTTCTTCGTTGCGCATCGCCAAAATAAAGCCTTGGTTGCGCCAGCGTTCGACCTCGGTTGGATTACATGAAAATCGCCAATCCGTGCCCGAATAACACGAATTCCAGAGCTTTGCAATTTCGTGATTTATGTCCGCGGTGGCTTTGAAAATCGTGAATTTACAGAGCGGCGCGGGCTGAACAGGGGCGTTGCGGCGAAGCTGGCGCGGTTCGCGGTCCCAAAATTGGGCGACATGTGCGTTGCCTGGACCGGCAAATTCGGAGTCGCTAAAAAAATGGTAGTCCATTAGTTGATACAGTGAGCAAAATCCTTATATGGAACTCTAAAAATTGAGAACCCGTTGGTGGGGTTTTGTAGTTCAAGGAAAGATGGATATTTCAGGAAATCAGACCGCGACTGCGCCAGCAAAGGAGAAGAAGCCGCGGTGCCCTGAATGTAAACATAAGCTCCTTCTCACCGATATTGTGTGCCGATGTGGAATCCAGTTCTGTAAGTCGCATCGCGCACCAGAGCTGCATTCGTGTACATTTGATTTTAAGAAGAGCGGACAGGAGCAGCTATCGACTATGCTGGTGAAGGTGGCTGCGGTGAAGATTGAGGCGATTTAGACTCATAAATCCTGAATTTGCGGCAAGAAAGGTGCCGCCGGTACATCAAACGTTGTGGAGAACGTCCAGTATGAAGGGTATCCACCATCAGTGTACTTAATCGTCAAAGGTGTTTTAAAGACCCATGATGTTCTGTAATTATCGTTTACTCCCGTTCCCGAAATATAGTCCGCATTTGGGGGTTCAAAACTTGATCCAAATGATGTACCGGAGCCAAGAGTATATGACGCAAATCCAAAGACCGGTAGACCATATACTGGCGGTCCTAATGGGACGATCAGACCATCGCCGGTGTTGTACGTTGACTGTATTTTTGTCATGACAGGTGCAGTGTGTATGGCTACAGTATCATCGTCTGCGCTAGTGAATGCATAAATAAAATCAAGTATGGTTGGACCGAGAGATGTGATTGGACGAGAGCCGCCCATAAGTTTCACCTTGTAGGTTGCCGGTAGGAATTGGTCATAAAAAAACAAATATGGCTGTTCATATAGACTATTAATGATATCATCTTGTATATTGATGTCAAGAACACCGTTGTTGACTGTATATGGAATAGGGACTAAAGTACCTGATAAATCGGTATCCCCCACGCGCAAGGACTCGTCGAAATAAGAAGGCGTGGTGATGTTCACCCAGCGCGAATTTTCCGTTGGGGTTGCCGATTTTGAACGCAGAACGGACGACATCTATATTTAGGGATTTGATTTTAATTGCTTCTTGAGTTCACGCATCTCAAGGACTTTAGCCTTAAGAGCGTTCCGGGCTGTGTGAAAGGCGGCGCCATCTCTGCTGTAGTACGCCGCCGTCATGATCTTGGTGTTTCGCATGGCTTCCTTGTGAAGTGCGGCATAGTTTGCTTTTACGGCGGGGTCCACTTGGGTCGGCATTTATATTCTTATCAGAGAAAAATATAAATGACATAGTGTTGTATTTTAGGCACGAGATAACGTAGCAATCTCTTTTAGGGCACCACTGTACGTCTCTTCTACGTGTAAATAGTGCTCCGCAATCAAATTGCGCCCCTTGGTGATGGTCAACTCAAGTTGCGCCCGTGCACCCATAGTTGATTTGGTAAACGTGTCTGAGAACTTAACAATGGTCTTACCACTGGTGTTCTGTGAAAGAATAAATACTTCTGAAATTAGGTTGTACGCGTTTTCGAAATACTCTTTGTAGTCGTCTAATATGATTGCCTGCGCTTTTTGTAGAATAGCGGCAGCGCGCGGGTCAACGATTACGTCACCTTGCGCCGACCGCTTACCGCAAAAACTGCTCAGAATAGACGGGTCTAATGAGGCGACAGTTACATCCAAGAAGTTCCTGTCACTGGGATTTTCAGCTCCACCAGGGTGATACAACTTGTTAAATGTTTTAGTGAGGTTCGACAACTTCGTTTGATTCTCGGGGCTCGGTGTTCCGTCATCGTAGTCGTAGTAGAGCGTCTCGAGCGCAGCGAACGGTGGAATAAATCGCATTTTCTTATCAGCCCAGTTATCTACGCATAAATACGAAGAGGCTGTAGTGGACGGTGGCGTCGGTTGAATGTAGAGGAGAACGGCTCTGTATGAAGCCGGTGCCGCCTCTGCCCACTTGGCAAAGTCGCCTGACCACTGTACCATTGACTTATAGGAATCCTGGAATCCGCGCGGTAATTGTGTGCTCGGAGAAAGACTCAGCGTCGTATTTGTAGCATTTTTGTCGACGCCACCTCTCATCTTCCGTGTGCGTCGACCGCCCTCTAAACCGAAGAATCCACGTCCACGATTACGCGTATTGTTACGCGGCACGACGACCGGTGCGGCTTGAAATGCACCGCTTGTAGCGACTATAGTAACTACGTAGTTAAGCCATGTTGACTGCTTTTCAAACGGCTCCTCTACCTCGTCTGATGCGGGCGCCTTATTGGAATACAGATACACTGAATTGTCGGAAGCGACTAAGCCACGGTAGATAACTTCACCTGTGGTGGGATTCGTTAGTTCAACCCAGTAACGATCCGCCTTGATTTTTTCGTCCTCAATATTGTATTCGTTGGGTTCTTTTATCGTTACCTTAACCTTCCACTCGCTCAAATCGTTGGCTGTATATGTAATTATTTGATGTATTCTATCGTATTTTAGATTGGGACGTCCGATAAAGGTAAACATCTCTTTGCTGGCGCCGACAGGGCTCAAAAATCTACGAAACCAGTCTTCGCGTTTGACTTTTTGTGCCTCCCTTTCTTCCAATGTCAGCGGTCGGGTTTTCATCTGTTTCTTTAGCCCTGTCTGAAAAACCTGATTACGGACACGGGATACGAGGTCCGGGGGCGTATAGATACTCAGCGTTAAGGCGGCAACAAGCTGTAGCGCGCGCATATAGAAAATCGCCAGCGAAGTACACGCAGCCTCATCGGTAGCCGAAGTGTTCGTCACCACTTTGGAACGAGCGTAGAGGAAATCCTGGATTCCACCCGTTGAGCCGTCCTTTGTGGCGTTTAACTTTGCGGTACTAAACTCCTTATTGAGTTCCTTGGACAACAATATAATGTAGTCTCCACAGGCACCAGGACCCTTTGTTAGGGCACGAATATCCAGGATATCGGTGTTTTTCAGGAGACGCATAAAAATGACGGAGAACATCTCAACCCTCTGAGTATTTTTCGAGGGCTGTGGACTTGTTGATTCCGTTTGGGAACTTTGACCGGCACCCATCCTTACTTGGTCTCGAGAAGATTTTGCTTCCACTGGTCCAACCGTTTGAGGCACTTATGAAGCGTAACAACGCTGATGTCGCATACAGCTGCTATCTCCTGTATCGTCTTCTGTATGGAGAGCGCTGCGCAAGCAAGCGCTAGTGCTGCTGCTGTCAACGAGGGTGGCGTATTTTCGGGGCAGATTCCCATGTCATCGGCTCTTGCGCATATCTGGCGGGTCAACGCGATAAGGGTGCCCGTAAGATGACGGGGGGCTTCCAACTTGGAGACAAAGGGCTCCACATAGTGTTCGTAGGTGGTTGTTGAGCGCGAAATTGTGTCCCATTTAGCGCGACGCGACTCAACAGATACGGGCACTACTGCCACTGTTTGTGCCGCGACTGTTTGCGCTGCTGCTAGCGGTTCCTTCTTCTGACCGATGCGCTCATCCATGTCCAGTAGATTGGCAAACTGTTTGAGCCCCTTCGTTACGTGGCGAATGTTGATTTGAAAGATAGTTGCAATATCCTTAGGTCTCCGAGGAGTACCGGAGCGCTTGAGTGATTCGTAGAGACAGGCGGCAAGCAGCGCCTCTTTCTGAGTTCCACGACAGACGCACAAGATAGAGAGCTGCGCGTAGAGTCGCTTTGCCTCTTCTAATACACCCACGCCAATCCCGGCATTGACGGCGCGAACGTGTAGACCTTCAAAGATGCCCCATAGATTGCGCTCTCTATACGGCATCAGATTCCAGGTGTGGTATCGCTTGATTTTACGCATGGCGTTGCCGTGATGTTTGCGCAGAAGCATCGTGGTGCCGAGTGATGATTCAGGAAGAAGTGGATTCTGTGGCGCACCGACACGGGTGGGGTCTGACCCACGCTCATCACTGGAGAACCACCTGTATTCCGGACCCTGGTCCAGGACGTTTTCAAAGATTTGCCCACACTTGGTGCAGAGAACGTTATCGTTTTGTGTCTGGATATTCTCATCCGTTTCGCATGCGTCGCAATACCAATAACTCTCTTCACCCTCTTCCTGAGGCTCGATATGTTTATCAAAGTAGTCGAGGATTCGTTGCTCTTCGTCTGTCAATGGTCTTGCTTGACCTATTCCAGGGAATAGTTCTGTCATTCTGGAAAGAATCTAAAGCGGATTCGCCGAATTCAACTTTCGTCGTATTTTTTAGGAACTATATTCATCGCCAAAAGCAAGTAGTATGTCCGCTGATGCACCCGATAATAGCGGTGAAGCGAACGTAGCTCGTTATAACGAAAAAATCGCAAAACGGGGTCCGGTCCAATCACAGGACGGCGGCTTTATGGGTCCATCCTATTCGTATGCCGATGAGTTGCCAACCCCGGCTGAAATTGGTGTTCGGTCTGGTGGCGACGTGGGTGCTATTATGGATGCTGCCGCCGGCGTGAATTACTATGTTGATGCAATTGGATTTGGGCAGAAAACAATGTTCAATTCGCGCGATTTGGCTCCGCTGGGTGTACGCTACTTTATGAATACGGGGTCAACTTGCTCAAATGGTGCGTCAATGTACGACTATATTGATACGATACCCAAAGGTAATTTGCTTGGTGCGCGTGTTGATAAAGGTCTACAGGACATGGGCTTACCACGCATGCGCGGGCTCGCTCCAGGCATCATGGAGGATGCACGTGATGCGCTAAATCCGATGCCGTTGCTACGCGCGGCTATTGGTAGCGGCTATCCCCAATGCAAACTAGTTCAGTTGCCTGTTGGTGATGCGTATGGTCGGCTTTCATCGCCCAGCGACGCCAACAACGTATGGGTAAAGGGTCCGGTAGTCATGATAAATGGCGCCCCTCACCAAAACAAGTGGATTCAGGATACTGACAGCAAGGGCAATAAAGTTTTTTTGGACCGCGATGCTTGGGAGAGGGCGCCAAAAACCTACTATCCTGATGGAACACCGATTGAGGGTTTTCAGAATGGACCGGCATTCTGGGAGGAATATATTGATAAAAAGACCGCTGCTGGACTGCTCTTAGCTGGGCTCGCGGTTGCGTTCGCAACGTATGCTGCGCACAAGGATTAGACTGGGATCCGGCTCCTGGCGGTAAAAAATTTGATTTTTTCATGATTTTTTCAAACTTTTCTTGAAAAAATCGTGATTTTCGGGCAGGGTTAGCGCCAGAAGCCGCGTCCAATCAACGCAACAATCCGCCGAAGAACGACAATTGTATCCGTAAAATGATGCGAAATCGTGGAACGGCGCGGCTGGGGCTTAACGGGAATCATTGCTACTTTGTTGTATTTATTCTTTTTCACCGGTCTCCTCAAAGTTGCGGCTCATCTCAACATGTTCGCGGAGTCGTGATTCAGTGATTAGACGACTACTGATATTCATTGATTCCAGTTCCTGTAGGAAGAGTTTGTAGGCGTACGGGATGCGCACCTGGCTAAATCCGGTGGTGCTCGGGCAGGCTGAGCAGTGGTAGACACCGCGTCCAGGATTCACAATTCCGAGCAGACCGCAACCACGACATACGAAACTCTGGAAGTTGTCAGATGCCTCCAACATACGCTCCTTCAGGAACTCCGTAGCACCATGCGCAACCAAGCAATCGCGCTCCATTTCACCGAAGCGGAGACCACCATCACGGGCGCGACCTTCCGCGGGCTGGCGGGTCAGCATGACGAGGGGACCGGAGGCACGGCTATTGCCAGTCCACACGGGCTTACCGTTCTTGCGTACGTAGAAGAGTCCGCCAGGTACCTCGAGACAGTAGACCTTGCCGTCGAACTCTTCCCATGTCTCGGACTGCCCAGTCTGCTCATGGCAGTGCCCGTGGTTGACAGCCGGCTTGTTCTTTGCCTTTATAATGCGTAGCGACCAATTGATAGCATTAGTTGTACCTGTCTTTCCGTGCATATTCCATTCAGTCCCCGCTTCACTGTGAAGAATCTTGTTGGCAGACCATCCCGCGTGTAACGCCAACTGCTGAACCTGGTCGGCTAACTTATCAGAGGAGGTGCTATAGAGAATGGCGCCTGAAGCGGTCTGGTGACCGTCGCCTAGAATCATTCCGTTGAGCAAGGTCTGACACTGGTCCGCACTCAAATTCCATACCCAATCTGGAAGTACTTTATTGGTTGCACCCACACTGAGCGGAGTCAAGTATTCACGAAGTGAATTATTGTGAACCTTAATAATATCTGATTTTTCATTTAAATTCCACGTCCAACCGAGTTTAGGCATAATCATATCAAATATTGCCTTTACTCTGGGTTTGTGACCACATACAATTACTCCATCTTTGCTAGAACATCCTTCAGCATACCATAATCCGAAGAAGAGCAACCATGAATCCATATCTGGCAGTGTATCGATTTGACCATTGTAACCCTTCAAGATAAATTGATAGTCTTCAACTAGCCAATTAACATCTTTCTGATATTTAACGTGTCGTCCCATTAATTCCTTAGCTTCATGGAAATCGTACTTCCATACCTTCTTCCGAGTATGCGGTGTAGCACACCACATGCGGTGGTTCGGCGTGACAGTGAGGTCAACCTGCTGTGACTTTAGACTGTACATCGGACCGGTGTAATCGAACTCCAGTGTCTTGATAGGATGCTCATAGACCAACTGACCATCTTGCATCGTGGCAACCTTATCCTCGGTCGTAACTTCGGCGATAGGCTTCCATCCATTTATAGTAAGAACATCGTGGGTTTCGTCGGTGCAATGGATCTTGTCGTCAACCATATGCTTCAATCTCTGATAATAACAAGGACCCATGAAGATGCTCGTCTTCATCTGCTTACCCGTAGTACCACAGTATAGCACTTCGTTACCGTAAGGCTCCATCTTGAGCTGATCGCGCAGAATATTAGAGAGACCGTCTACAGTGACATCGTTAAACGGAGTACCATCACCCAGGAAACCTAAGTTACAGCATACCTTACCCATCAGTGTCTCCATTAGCTGCGCAATCGTCATGCGAGAGGGAATGCAATGGGGATTGATGATAATATCCGGCACAATGCCGTCCTTGGTCTGCGGCATGTCCCACGGCTCCAGAATCATACCCACCGTACCCTTCTGTCCGTGCCGGCTAGAGAACTTGTCGCCAATAGTAGGAACTCGCTCAGAACGCACCCTGATCTTGACGAACGTATAGCCCTCGCCATTGCGGCCCCTGTAAATCTTATCTACGAAGCCGGTCTCATTATTGCGGAGGAGTTTAGACACGTCCTTGTAACGTTTGCCGCCTGCCGCCTCGACTGCAGCCGCAGCCGCCGCCCCCGACATAGCCTGAAGTGTCGCGTGCGTAACACCAGCGAGCGCGGCACCGTCTGGTGCGCGCAGCCGAATGGGTGCGACCTTGCCGATTAGAACATCTTCCTGTGAAACATAGGTGTTTTCAGGCACAATACCGTCTTCCGCCAACTTCTCATAGTTTGCTAGCTTGAGCTGCTTGGTTAGCGCAGGATCTGGCTTACAGAAGCGCTCCTCTTCACCGGATGCCTGATTCTTCTTCTCCTCATCCTTGTACGTACGGTAGAAGAACGACCTGAAGAGACCACGGTCCAGAGCGGCGCGATTGAACATGATAGAATCTTCCTGATTGTACCCACCATACGTTGCGATGGCTACAATAATATTATTTCCCGAAGGCATGTCCTGCGCACGGTAGAAGCGGCTCATGTACGGGCTGACCAGCGGTAGCGCAGGATAGCAGAGCAGATTGCCCATCGTATCTAGACGCTCGCGGAAGTTGAGTGCATAGATACCCATTGCCTGCTTACCCATCGCTGACTGATAGGTGTTACGGGGACTCTGGTTATGGTCGCAGAACGGAATGTTTGACGCCATCGTACCCAGAATGCTCGACGGATGGATTTCGCAGTGCGTAAAGTCGGTGCCGCGGTGACCAAGGAGGTCATCGGGGAACATCGAGATGAGCAGAGTTTCTGACTCACCAGGGTCGATGTACTCGATGAGCGAGTGACCACCAGGGCTGGACCAACGCATAATGTCATTCCACTCCGTGTGGATATCCCATGGGCGTGGCGTCTGCGGATTGAGCAGCAGTTCGCGCATTGCCTCGGAATTCATAACCGGACGCAGAAGACGTCCGCCCTCCGTATTCATCCAGACCTCATTCATACGCGGATTGAACACAATGCTGGTATACGGGTTGATACGACCGGCGCGCTTGGCACGACGTAGCGCACGCACGACCTCGGCGCAGGTTGCTGACGTTTCACGAATAATACCAATCCATGCACCGTTGATGAATACACGGCACTGGCTATGTTTCTCCTTGTGTGTCGTCTCACTGAGTTCAGCCATGCCAAGTTCATCATAAAGCACGTTCATGATGGGCTCAGGACTGCTGGGCAGCGACACAAATGCCGTGGATGAGAGATTCTTAACAACGCCTACGGAATGACCCTCTGGCGTCTCTGAAGGACAGACGAAGCCCCACTGCGTATTATGAAGCTTGCGCGGCGGAATCAGCTTGCCCGTTTTTTCAATCGGCGTCGAGATACGGCGCAAATGCGAAATTCCTGACAGATAGGTCAGGCGGTTCATAACCTGGCTGATACCCATCTTGGTACCCATCTTGCCGCCCGCAAAGTTGCCCGTCGCCAACGATGACTTCATACCGATATCCACGATGGTGGACTTCAGAATCTTATATACATTGGTCGGATTAATGATATCTTCGAACTTGCCGGTCGCCTTCCAGGCGCCATTGTGGATTTCCTTGGTAATCGTGGACTTCATGTCCTTGATGACCTTGGTTCCGAAGTAGTAGCGGAACAGATTGCCAAGCAGATTGCCCGGTAGCTCCACCTTCTTATTTGGATAGGCGTCGCGGTCGTCGTACGAAATGCGATTCGTGTAGACTTCGAGAACCTTCTTAACCATTGCCGCCAGGAAACAGGCTTTCTCGTACAGCGTATTGTAACCACCTACGTGCGGCAGAAACTCCTCTGCGAGAATTTCAGTCAGAATTCCGGCTTTCGCCATCTTCGTCGTCTGCAACGTTGATGAGGTCAGCGCTTCACGGATTGAGGAACCGCTGCCAATGTGCTTGGTCAAGAATTCGAGCGCAAGCTCCTGCGTGCGAATATCCTTGGAATCGTGAATACATTCTTGGAAAATCATGTCGTAAGGGGTCGCAACCGAGCCCATAATGAGCTCGATAATCTCCTTGTCGGACTGGAATCCGAGCGCGCGGAACATTACGAACAGCGGAATCTCGGTTTTGATGCGCGGCAGCGAAACACGAATATGCTCGGGCGCGACCGGATTTTTCGGATTGTGCAGAATGATAACTGCGATGGACTTCGGCGCACCCTCATTGTCGAGACCAATGGATTTACACTCGATTTTTTCCGCCTCCTTGTTCCTATTCTTGGAATTCCTGAACACGAACATCCGATTTTCTGCCATGCGCTCCTGGCTAATGATGATACGCTCACCACCCTGAATAATGAAATATCCACCAGGGTCCGTTGAGCACTCACCAAGGTCACGGGGCGTCTTTTCAGGTGTCTCACACAACATACAGAACTTGGAGCCAACCATCACCGGAATCTTGCCGACGTGAATGCGCTGGAGAGCACGCGTGCGTGTCTCCTTTGTCCCTGTAGTAGGGTCAAACATCGTCGTTGAGATGTGGAGGTCCACGTAGATGGGTGCGGCATACGTAATATTGCGCAGCCGTGCATCGTTGGGATACATGGGCGTTACCGCACCATTATTCTCAAAGATAGTGGGCTTCCTGATGTTAACATTGCGAAACTCGATATTGACCTCCACTTCACGCGGAGGCGCAACCGGTCCGATAGGCGCGACAACCTCCTCGGTATCGACGGATACGCGAATCGCTGTACCGGCAGTACCGGCGGCGGCGCGCGTAGTGCCTGTGAGGGTCAAATCAGGGCTACCCAGGATTTTAACTGGGCAGGAGCGTAGAATTGTTTCAGGAACCTCCTTCTCCATAAACTGGTTGAACGAAGCAATCTGGTGATATATGATTTGCCTGTTGTTATGCTGACTGAAATACGTTTCTAACAGGCGATGATACATCTTTTTGAGACTATGTGCTCCTAGAAATAGGTCTATCAACTTTAGGCTGGTTTTCGGAAAGAGCTGGGGTGTGAGATTTTCTTCCTTTAAGTTAAAATGCCCTCCAGTGTGATGCCCAATTTTTTACGCGGCGTAACGAAGAAGAATGGACCGCCGAAAGTGGCGCCTGCCGGTCATCATTGGGTTAAGCGTGCGACCAATCCGCCGAAGTGGAACCTTGTTAAGAACGCGCAGTCGCGGCGCGGTGGGCGGCGCCACACTAGACGGCAGCGTGGTACCCGGCGTTAAATCTTTTCGTTATGTAAAATAGACGAATGAGTGAAATTAAACAGGTCAATATGACCGTTCCGAATCTGGCACCGAAGCGTAAACGGACGCGTAAGGCAACTGCACCAGTGCCAGTACGCACACCGACGATTCCTGTGGCGCAGGCGGCGGGTGCTGCACCATCCACCCACGCGGTGGGCGGTAAGAAGCCGGTACTGAAAGTTCCGCTACCATACAATAATTCTCCAAACACGCCGAGCCCGGTTTCTAAAACACCTGTGGCAATTGTACCGGCAAAAAAGGTTGTCCAGAGCCGCAAGGAAACTCGGGTCCAGATTCAGCCAACGAAGCGCAAGAATTTTACGATGAAGCGCAAATTCACGAATAAGAGAATCACAATTCAAGTTGACAATACGAACAAGATTAAGAATAGGCACAGCTCGGTGGAGAAGCGGGTGTCAGAGATGAAGCTCCCTGAAATCACGGCAAAGTTGCGGTCGCGTGGTCTCATCCGCGAAAAAGCGAATCCTCCTGAGGCGATGCAGCGCTCTATGATGAAGGATATGATGATGCTACCTGGGCATATGTAGAGCTTGTAGATAGAGTATTTTTTAGTAACGAACGTCGTATCTAAAAAATATCAGCCATATAGATGGAGTTTCCACGGGAAACCGAAGAGAGCGACCGGTGTATAGCGCCAGCGCAGTATCTTTGCGGCAAACATACCGTGAGTCGCGGCTTATGCGCCGAGTCGCCCGAGAACTGTACTCGGCGCAGCAATGCAAAGCGCGCTGTTCCGAAAAGCCCAGTCAATTTAGTGGGTGAAAAATACGCCTATGTTGAAGATAACTTGGGAAGCCATTGCTACTACCCTGAAAATAAACTCATTCTTGACTTTGAGCAGCGCTATGAGGACGGTCAAGCTGTTCCCGACGGCTTTTCCTTTTTAACCTATAATATATGGGGTTTAGCACGCAATGAAAATCTGCGGCGTCTATTTAGCTTGCGCAAGGACCTCTTAGAGCAGACTCTTCGTAGAACGGATGCGGACATTATGTGTTTGCAAGAAATGAGCCAGTTTTCGTTTGAACAATTGTCTGGATTTATCGACACCTATGCGTTTGCGAGTGAAAAGCCGTATCCGTTGCCAGGCAGCAAATCGACGGCGGAGCGCAATCGTTCGGTTGACACGTTTGTTTTGTCAAAATACAAGCCCAGTCGAGTCGCCATGTACGCGCTCCCTGGTGTCCTCAATTACAATAATTGTATGTGTGTTATTGAATTTCCGAATTTGGTAATTTTCAATTTGTACAACCAGGCGGGCAGCAGACTCAGTCCTGGTCAAGCCAATAAATGGCTTCACTATTCGCGCTGCCGCTACGATATTTTACAAACAATTTACGACATGATACAACGACTGTACGCAGAGCAGAATATAATTATTTGCGGTGATTTTAATTTTGATTTGGATGGCGATGTCGAGGATTGGCCTGAAGTTGCGATGCTCAACATGTTAAAAACTGCGGGTTTTGTTGATACATTTCGTGAATTAAATCCAGCGGACAGCGGTTGGACCGAAGACACGGATAGAAATTATATGCGCTGGAACCAGAAATTGATTGAGAAGCATTTTCGCTATGATGCTATCCTTTTTAAATCGGGAGCGGTGACATGGAATCCAAAGAGTTCGGTGCTCATTGGTGCGGAGTCTGCGTGTCTAACACCCACAGATTCTGCGTGGTTTATGGATAACATGTCAGAGGCGAAAGGTGGGTATGAAGCCGAGTTGCGTGGATGTGGTCGCGGCGAGGGTGGTGAGCTCCTCATTCCAATCAATCCGTCGGATCATTTTGGAGTTCTCACCGCATTTGTAAATAAAAAAGAGGGAGGTCGGCGTACCCGGTTGCGGCGCACTACAAGAAAACGACGCATATAATAAGTATGGGTTCTTGCTTCAGCTCGCAGCCGGCGCCACCGCCGAAACGGTATCCGGCACAACCACAGGAGTATCTGCCGCAACAGAAAGAGGTCTACTATACTGAGCCTGCCTTCAATCAGCCTGTTATGTACCAGCAGCCTGTCGTATATCAGCAGCAGCAGCAGCAGATGTACCAGCAGCCTGTCATGTATCAGCAACAGCAGCCTGTCGTGTATCAGCAGCCGCCTGTCATGTATCAGCAACAGCAGCCTGTCGTTTATCAGCAGCAGCATGTCGTTTATCAGCAGCCGCAGCCAATGTATCAGCAACAACAGCAAATGTATCAGCAACAACAGATGAGCACCGGTACCGCAATTATTGGAGGGATGATTGCAGGCGCCGTTTTAGAAGATGTTCTGACCAACTAGAAAAAGCACGAACCGTATTTTTCCAGCATATATTTCTGGGCGGGGTCGCGTGTTTTTATAATTTCAAGACACAAATTCATTATGTGAAACCATTTATTATTATGTAATTCGTAAAATCTTTTTACTCTGAATTCCATAATAGTAATTATTGAAGCGGTCTTAGACCAGCGTTTCATAAAAGTGTTTAAAGCCCGCGCACCATTATAGAATAGAATGAGCGCTCAAAATGAGAGTATGTATACACAATACTTGGCTTGGTATCAAGGACACCGAGCCAAATATGGACCCCAAACTGCCGTTTTAATGCAGGTTGGGAAGTTTTTTGAAATTTACGACAGACTCAATTTGGTCACCAATTCTACGAATACAAATATTCGTGAAATTGCGGATCTCTGCTCGCTCAATTTATCTGAAAGCCGTGAATCGGACTCCGTAATTAAGCTGTTCGGTGGCTTTCCAGAACAGAGTCTACCCAAATTTGAACGTCAGCTTCTGGATGCCGGTTTCACGGTTGTAATTGTGGTCCAGAAAAAGAACAGTAAAGGCGATGTTGAGGAGCGCACAGTGGAGCGAATTAGCAGCCCTGGAATTTACGAAAATCGTTATTCAGGACTCAGCCGAATTCCTGAATCACGGGACACTTGTCTTCTGGGAATCTTGCTTGAACCGAATGACGATAAAAGCGCTGTAATTGGTTTGACTGCTGTGGATATTCAGACGGGACGCACCTGGTCAACGGAAGCGGTTATGCCGTTTTTACAGGGTACACCCAACATTGATACAATTGAGCCATTTTTTATGTTACATCCGCCTGCTGAAGTTGTCTGCTGGTCTTCGACTGCTACCGAAAATGACATACGTGTATGGTTCCGCTTTGAATCGTCAGTACTTATTCATATGCGCCGTGAAAAGGTTGAACGCCCTGTGAGCGAGTCAATTCGCGAAGCGTTTTCAATGCAGACAAATTTACAGCCTCACGTTGTTCTCGGTCTGGAGAAACTCCCTCAAGCCTACCGGTCTGTGGGAGCAACTCTCAAATTTATTGAAGACCATATACCCTCACTTTTGAAGAAGCTGCGCAACACCACTGTCTGGATTCCAGAAAACCGTGTTCGTCTTGGTAATGCTGCGCTAGAGCAGCTGAGCATTGTCAAAAACAACGACGAATGTCTTCTCTTCTGGCTTCAAAAAACCTACACTGTCCTGGGGCGCCGTTCTCTAAGGGAACGCCTCTTGAGCCCAATTGCTGATGTAAGGGAGTTGCGACGTAGATTCGATAGAATTGCGTATCTGGGCACAATTCTAAATCACGATTTCGAAATTGAGAAGAATTTACGGTCCGTTTACGACCTCAGTCGCCTCCATAGAAAACTGCATCTATGTACACTTTCTATCACAGATGTATCGCATTTACTTCTAACGTATCGTTCTATCTGCGAATTGATTGCGAAATTTAGCAATTCTACAATTCAAATTAATTCTGAAAAGGAAGTTGGGGGTTGGCTGGTCCGGCTTCAAAAGTCCTGGAGTCTGGAGAGAATTAAATCTGCAGAATTGGATCTGGAAAGAACGCATCCCTGGGTCCTAGGGCTCTATCCTGACTTGGATAAGTGCGAAAATGATTGGAAAGCCCTTATTAATGAGGCACGCGACCTAGCTGCGCGATACAGCGACCCTGGTTTGCCTATTAATGTCGTGAGCGGTGAGCATTCCCTTATAGAGTTTAGCATAACTCGTAAGCGCCACGAAAAGCTATCAAATTCAAAGAAATTTCAGTTCCATTCCTCCAGTGCTAAGTCATCTAATGGTACCTTAGACTGCCCAGAGATAAAATCTATTCAAAGCCGAGCAATTGCGCTCCATCGTTCTTGGAATTGTGCTCAGGATGAAATTTGGATTAAAATTCAGGAGGAGTGGTCCGCTGCTTGCGACGAAATTGTGAGTGATGAACCCGTTTCTGAGACTATTACACGGTGGGTCGCCAATTTGGATGTTGAATTTGCTTTGGCTCGGATTGCGCAAGAATTTAACTTCGTGATTCCACAATTTATTGAAATTGACGAATCGCGAACTGAAATTGTGGGGCTTCGCCATCCTATCATAGAACGCATAAATACTTCGATTCCCTATGTTCGCCACGACATAAGTCTCGGAATTGATAACGGCTCGGTGGGTTCAGCCGAAACTGGTCTACTTATCTATGGAACAAACGCCTCTGGTAAATCATCCCTTATGAAAGCATTGGGAATAGCTATTTTATGCGCTCAAACCGGTGTCCCTGTAGCGGCGAGCTCAATGAAACTTGCGCCGTACAGCGGAATATTTACTCGAATCCTCGGTAACGATAACCTTTGGGCATCCTTATCCAGTTTTGCAGTCGAGATGACCGAATTTCGCTCAATTTTAAAATACGCCGATAAGCGTTCGCTAATCCTAGGTGATGAACTATGTAGTGGTACAGAAACACAGTCGGCGACCGCAATTGTGTCAGCAGGTATCCAAATTCTAGCCCGCCGTGGAGCACAATTTTTGTTCGCAACCCATCTCCATGAAATTTCAGAACTGGAGGAGGTTAAACAACTCAGCGGAGTAAAATTTGCTCATCTTGGAATTGAATACTCTGCCACCACCAAGCAAATTGTCTATAAAAGAACCCTTGAAGCCGGTCCTGGGTCATCTTTATATGGGCTTGAGGTCTGCTACGGCTTGGATATGGACGCAGAATTCTTAGAATTGGCGACAAAATCACGAAAAATGCTCAATTCCAGGTACAATTCTGCAGTCGCGGTACGGCGCTGCGAAATCTGCAAGTCGCAACGTGACTTGGAAACACATCACATAATGGAACAAGAGACGGCACGTAACGGATTCGTTGACCCCAGCACACCCGTACATCGTGCCTCAAACCTGACTGTTCTTTGTGACGGATGTCATAAGGCACATCACGCAGGTACTATAAAAATAAAGGGGTGGCGTGATACGACAACAGGGCGTGAATTGGACTGGTGTCGTGTAGCAGCGGTAGCACCGTCTCCACCACCCTCCGATCTATTCCCTGTAATAAAAGACCAGCTAAAACTTCTACTGTCTAAAAATTGCAAAGAGAAGGAGCTTGTCGCTAAACTTTCTCAGGAGACCGGTACCGTTCTAAAAATTAGCGATATACGCTCTTGGAAGCGCCGCCTTCTGGATAAACAAACGGTGGCTTTGTCAACACAATATCCGGTTTCCGTGGAAGATTAGGCATATCGATTGGCGACGGTATCTGTTCACTATTAAATTGAGGTGTATCGACGTAGCGCTTATGTATGTAGGTACATTCAAATAGATTAGGTATATCAAACCCATCGATATTCTGTGTGCCGCAACAATTGTTAGGGTGAAAATGAACAATATAATGGGTCTTGCTTATATTTTTAAGGACCTCTGCCTGTTTAGGAAGAAATGGCATATGAAATTCGACCACTATTTGAGCGAATTTCTCCATATGACTTGTTGTAAGACTCTGAAACAGTGGATATTCAGAACCCTCAATATCTATTTTTAGAAAGATACGTTCGTGGTCCGCGATATATTCGTGAAAATTGGTCTCATCGCTGAGATTTCTAGTCGCAACGCGCTTTCGAATAAATGTACAACGCGGATGATTCACTTTGCAATCTGTCGTGTCAAATGCGTAACAGTGTAGCCCTGGATGTGCATCTAGAAACGCAGATTCAAAGGTGTAATCATCACCGATGCCCGCGCTTAGAAAAAGGTCATATTTAATATTTGGTATTTCGCATACTACATAACCTCCGTCATATAGTTGACCGTATCGCTTCTTCGGATATGGTGATTTATATACACTAAGAGCCCATAGGTCCATTGTTATATATGTGGTGGTTACGCTTTATGTTATAAAATGTAACCAACTATGCAAAAATCGTATTTATGAAGCCGAATCGCCCTTGTCACCCTTCTCGCCCTTCTCGCCACGCTCACCCCGAGGACCCGTAGGACCCGCAGGTCCCGCGACTGGCGCGGAGGCGGTGCGCTGCTTGCTTTCGGCGAGCTCGCGCTCAAGTACAATAATACGACGCTCGAGAGCCGTGCTAAGAGCAATAACGCGCGTAATCTCTACACGCAAAGGGTTATTAGCCTGTGAATTTACACCTCGCGCAAATAGTACAGAGGACATTTCTAACGCATCCGGACAAAGTCATTTTTCTATTTGAACGCACACCCCGGCAAAAATGCTTAAACTTGAAGCCAAAAGATACATCTAAGTAGATTTAACAGAAGATGATTATTCCCGTACGATGTGTATCTTGCGGTAAACTGATTTCCGACAAGTGGGAATACTACAAGCGGCGCCTACAGGAGCTCAAGGGGGATGGTTTCGGTAAGCGCACCTATTTCAACGGCGGCGAAGTCCCCGAGACTGCTGAGCGTAAGATATTCGAGGAACTCCACCTCACCCGCTATTGTTGCCGAAAGGTGCTTCTGACCCACGTTGACCTCATTGAGAAAATCTAGAGAAAACCCAGAGAGACATGAATCTGCTAATACCCAGTCTAGCCGTTGTATTGGTCACAACTGCCCTGGCTTTTTTTGTAGCGACGTCATTAGCCCCACTTATCCTACTTGTAACGTCATCGCTGGTCCTGCTTTATGCGTATTCGCTGCACAGAGCGCAGTTTGATGGTGAATACAAGAACAGCACTTGGCAGAACAACCTCCGGCCTATGGCTGCGTTAGTTCTCATTGGTGCAGTCATTGCGCTCGGCGCGGGTTATATGTTTATGACGGCGCCTGGTGGTGCTACGATGGGCGGACGTAGACGCTAAATTTTGATTTTACTATTATTTGCGTAAAAGCCTATCTTTTATACAAATCTTATGCTGATGTAGAGAATGGCGAAGAATTCGAGGACTAAGAAGGTGTCGCCGAAACGCGTTACGCGCAAGAATAAGAGCTCCAAGGGTCGCAAGATGTTATCTGTAAACGACATCCGCGGACGTTTCAAGGACATGGATGCGAGCGTCAAGCAGTTCATCAAGGTAAACAACCCCCGCGACTTGGGCAAACATGTGTCCCGGCAGTGGGCGAAGTTGTTTAACAAGCCCCTCTCCGGCAAGGCTGCGTCTTCGCTGGTTAACCATTATTTGAATACGACCAAGGGCACGAAGAAGAACAAGCACAGCGGCGGCTCTCACTTAGGTGCCCCTCTCGACTACGTAATGCGCCCTGGTCTGCCTGGTGTTGCGACGTATGCAACGTTCCCCACGGAAGTTGGCGCCGACCCGCAATCAGTGCGCAACCTTGACGTCTACTATAACAGTGGTATTGGACGTGGCTGCGGTACCGAGAACACGACGGCGCACGTCCCCGCCACGATGGGCTCTAACAAGGTTGGCGGCAGCCGTCGTCGTTCGCGTAAGCACCGTGGCGGCGACTTCGCCACTGCGCTCGCATCACGTCAGTTTATCCCGACGAACCCCGCTACGTATTTTCAGCAGGGCAGTGAGGTCATGCTTGGACGCGCGCCCAGCCCCTATGATGTAGCCGAGCCAAGCCACTCTGCGTATAGACTTGTTTCCGACGGTAAGTTACCCATCGATCCGACGGGAATCTCACTAATCGATAAGGATATCACGCAACTAGCCAATCCATCACCCTACCCTGCCGTTAAGTAGGAATACATCGGAAAATATTGAATCTAGACTATTCTTAATAGTGTAGATTATTCCCCGGTCAGGATGTTAGAATGTTTTTCCAATACTGTGTAGCAGATGCAGACGGCATCCGACCTTCCTTTTAGAACCCTAAACGCCTACTACGAGCAGACGCCGCTGTTTCTAACACGTCATCATATTGATTCATATGAGCATTTCGTCTTCAATGAGATGCCTCAGTTGATTCAATCAATGAACCCCATTATCATTTTTAAAGACCTACTGAGTGCTGAAAAGGGTATCTATCGCTATAAGACTGAAATCTATTTGGGTGGAAAAGTTGAAAAAGCGTCTGACTTGCGTCTGGAAATCGGCGCACCCATTGTTACATTGGACGGCGGTAAGACGATTCGTCGTATGTTTCCCAATGAAGCCCGCCTTCGTGGACTAACATATAGTGCACAGATTCGTATGGATATAGATGTCATTATAACGCAGTCTGAAAAACGCGGCGACGACTTTGAGTCCGTACAGCGAGTCCTGCCCTTCAAGAACTTTCCGCTGTTGCGTTTACCCATTTTGTTGCGCTCTAAACTGTGTAGCTTGGGTGAACAGTCAACCGATGATACGCTAACGCAGATGGGTGAGTCACCACTTGAACACGGTGGCTACTTCATTATCGATGGTGCCGAAAAGCTGCTTATAACTCGTCAAGAACAGGCGTTCAATTCCCTCTATGTTGCACGCAAAGCTTTGACAGACCTCGATGTCGCCGTTTACGCGTCAGTTGTAAGTCAACACCCTGAGACGAAAATGAACCGACGGTGTTCTGTCTATTTGATGCGTGATTCCAATATCATTCGTGTCTCTGTTCCATCCTTGAGAGGTCAGGTGCCCGTTTTTGTGGTTTTCCGCGCCCTAGGCATTGAATCTGACCAGGATATCGTGCGTATGATTTTCCCTGACGCCGAGTCGCCGTTTACAAAGCTATACGAAGACATGTTGATTCCCAGCATTGAAGATGCCTGGCCGATAACCACGCAGGCGATGGCTATTCATTTTATGAGCACCATTACTCACCAGGGCTCAGTTGCGTCTGTTCTCGACATTTTACGTAATCATTTGTTTAGCCACGTGCCCGCTAAGCCCAAGGCGCGCGCCTTCTATCTTGCCGAAATGGTGCAAAAAATAGTAAAGTCCGAAGCAAAGTTAATCGCCAATACTGACCGCGATGATATTCGTAATCAGCGTCTCTTAACAACAGGCACGCTGCTGCGCGACCTGTTTTCCGCCGTTTGGAAGGATTGGACGAAGGCTGTCACACTAACGATAGATAAGACATACAACTACAACAAAACCCTGTACGAGGGTGAGAAATTCCTGGACCTATTTGCTCCAGGCAACGTAACAAATATATTCCAGGTCGAAACACTCAATCAAAGTTTAATGAAGGGATTCCGCGGTCGCTGGGGCACGAATCCCCACAATACTAAGACGGGTGTTTTACAACCGGTCGCGCGCATCTCCTTTTTTGATGCGATGTCTCACAGCCGCCGTATTTTGCTAGACTTCGACACGAGTTTGAAACAGAAGGGTCCACGCCATCTACATCCCAGTCAGATAGGCTATTTTTGTACAAATGAGACACCAACAGGTGCGCACATCGGCGTAACGAAGAACTACAGTATGCTAACGTATGTAAGTATAGCGGCACCAGTTCAGCCTGTAATTAAGTGGTTGGAATCGCGCGGACAGATGAAGTCGATTGGCTCGGCGAGTCTATTGCTACGAGCTAACGGAACCGTCGTCAAAATCAACGGCGGTCCAGTAGGATTCGTCGAAGATCCAGGCAAGCTTATGCGTGTTCTAAAACTGTTGAAGTGGACCGCCTGTTTGGCGCCACTCGCATCGGTCTGTTATAATACCACTGACCGCGAGATTCATATCTATCTTGATGAGGGTCGCCCCGTGCGCCCGCTGTGGCACTTAGAAAAGGGTGGCAATTTTCCGAAGTTAGCCAAAGATATGCTCGCTAACCCTGACGCGGCGCCTGTTTGGCGTGACCTCGTATTAGGAACTTATCAGCTGACTAAGAACCGGCGAATCAGCGACGTTGAGTTTATTGACCCGCTTTCCGCCAAGGATGATGCAAGTCTGGATGAGTATATTGCGCTTCTAAGCGGTGAAATGGGTGCTATAGAATACGTTGACCCCTACGAATTAAACGAGGCGTTCGTCAGTTGGTGGGGTGCCTCAGATTTGGGTGCGCAGCATACACACATTGAAATTCATCCCAGCACAATGATGGGTTTAATGGTTTCAATGATTCCTTTTGCAAACCACAACCAAAGTCCGAGAAATCAGCTGAGTTGTTCGCAGTCAAAGCAGGCTATCGGTTATTATGCTACAAATTATCTCCAGAGGTACGATACTTATGGTTCTCAACTTTGCTATGGAGAGGCACCCTTGGTCCGAACCATCGTTTACGATCATGTGGGGCGCGGACAGGTGCCGTACGGATTTAATTGTATTGTTGCTATGGCGTCTACGGACGGATATAACCAAGATGACGGTATCCTGTTTAACAAGTCGGCGGTTGAGCGCGGCTTATTCCGGTCATTAGCACTTCGTTCATACGAGGCGTTGGAAGAGATTGACCCTATTTCTAAAGTCGTCTATAAGGTTAATAATCCGAAACTTGTCCCTGCCTGGACGGATTTACGCCCAGGTTACGATTATAGCAAGTTGGATGAGAACGGTATCATACGCGAAGGTGAGTTTATTGAGGACCACACCATTCTCTGCTCCAGATATCTGGAAAATCCTGAAACGAAGAGCATTAAGGATGCGTCGATTATGCCTACGGTCTTCACAAAAGGGCGCGTTGAGTCGGTTGTCGTTCTACACCAGGCAAACGGTATGCGGCTAATTCGCATTCGTATCCTCGAAGAGCGCATCCCTGAACTGGGCGACAAGTTCGGCTCACGTCACGGACAGAAGGGCACTATGGGTATGATTATACCTGCTGAAAATATGCCACATACCGCCGAGGGAATCATACCTGACGTAATCGTGAACCCGCACGGTCTAACCAGTCGTATGACGGTTGCACAGCTTCTTGAAGTGTTGTTTGGACGGCTTGGCGCTGAAGTCGCCGCAAAATGTAACGGTACCTCATTTTTTAACCGCGAAGATATTGTAAAAACGGTTGGCAACTCTCTGGAGTCACTAGGACTTCACCCGCACACCGAAAATATTATGTACAGCGGTATTTCAGGAAAGCAGTTACCGTGCTCAATCTTTATGGGTCCGCTCTATTTTATGCGTATGAAGCACTTAACAAGCGATAAGATTAACTCACGCGGTGAGGGTCGGCGTGAAATGCGCACTCACCAGCCGACCGGTGGGCGCGGTAACGAAGGTGGTATGCGTATCGGCGAAATGGAAAGTGCTGCTATATTAGCGCACGGTGTCACTCTGTTTATGCAGGAATCAATGATGAAGCGTGCCGACGCCACCAACTTCTGGATTTGTAATGGCTGCGGTACAATTCCTATCTATAATGAGCGTGAAAAGCTCTTCGTATGTCCTCTATGCGACGGTCCGGTTGAATTTAGCGGACAGACCGAAGATACGTTAGCACTAATCCCGCCTCTACGCCGTTCACGCGTAACATTTTCAAAGGTCGAGATGCCGTATGCGTTTAAGCTCTTAGACCAGGAAATATCAACCTATATGAATGCGGGCTTCCGTTACGTGACCGAAAAGTCGGTTGCGCGTCTACGCGAAAATATGCTATCGTTTACCAAAGCCAGTGGTGGCGGCACCACAGATGTTAGTGGCGGCGTGACCGACGAAGAGATGCTCGATCTCGCCGACCTGAGCGGCAACGATTATGATTTGAGTGGTGCGGGTGTACCTCCGCCACCTCCTGCGACCCAGAAAGCGCTAGACACTACGGTGGCAATCCCTGTATCACAATATACAGCACCACCAGATTCTGGAGCGCCCCTACCGTTCTCTCCTCAAGAGCCCTCACCAACGATAGGCGGCTCAGCCTCCTATATGGATGCGTTACCAGAAGAGCCCTATGTTGTTGCGAACCCATACGTTGAACCCGCGCTAACTGTGCGCGAACTTGAATCAACGCCCGCACCAGCCGAACCCTATGCAGTACAGGGACCTGCTGTAACGCCTGACGCGCAAATTCAAGTACCTGGTCCCGTTAACATTATGGACATTGTTCCGATGAAACAAACGGGCGGCGAAGCACCTGTCGGTACAGTCGATACAATACCTGTACGCCAAGTTCAAGCCGAACGTATGGTTCAACTTGGCGGTGAAGCACCAGTCGGTTCAGTCAATACAGTCCCTGTGCGGCAAGTTCAAGCTGAACGCACGATTCAGCTCGGAGGTGAAGCGCCCGTAAATCACGTTGACCCTGTGCCGCCTTTCCAAAATCACCCCTACCAAGTGGGTGGTGAGCCAAAACCGGCGCCACCTGCCGTAGCACAAATCGCTAAGCCATATGCGCCAGCACTCGACAAAGAGCCATTTGTCATAGCAAATCCATATGTGGCGCCACCGCTGACGCAGCAGGAGCAGCAACAGGCTCCTGCGCCTGCGCCCCCACAACCCGAGCCCGCCCCTGCAACAGCGACACAGCAGGTTTCAAACGAGCTGTTTAACCAGGCTGCCCAGCAAGGTGGTAAAGTTAATGTGTTCGAGAATGCCGATATACAAGTAATAAAGCTGCTGTAACCGCTGCGCTGTAACCGCTGCGCTGTAACCGCTGCGCTGTAACCGCTGCGCTGTAACCGCTGCGCTTTATACAGTCTCAATCGGACGCTCAACAATAATCATATCGGCGCGATAGATAAAATCACGAGTCCAGACATTACGGTCGTGCGGCGGTGAAACCCACTTATCAGGTGCGACAACTACAGGGTCTTTGTACATAGAAAGGTAGGAGCCCCACCAATAAAAGGAAGAGTTTGATATAATATATTTTTTGAATAACGTCATTGCGGCAAGTTGCACAATGTCATTTTTCATACTGATATCAAAAAATACGTACTGTTGTCCAATAAAATTTCGCCGGCACCACTCCATGTCATCTGTGGCAATATAGTAGCGCTCCGCAGGCAACAGTTTCATCGCCTTTTGATAATAGACCATTCCGCACGGATTATGTATAGTGGGACTTTTAAGATAGTCACCGCGTCTAACCCCAATAAAGACATAGTCGTGCTCTTCCAAAAGTTCAGTGTATTCAAACCCGGTTTCAAGAAGCCATTTTGAATAGCCTTCATCAGGTGTAAACAGAGCACGAATTTCATCCCTGTACTTGATAAAATTCTGCTCGCTCTGATAATAGCCCTGCAGACAGATAGATATCTGTGCACCTGAAAGGTCCGCTAAAAGAGGGTAATACGAGTATTTTTTAGCCATATAGGGGATGAAATTCTCCACGGATGGACAAAACGTGAATTTTTTGTACAAATTGTCTTTATAATACGGTAAATTATTTCCCTGACCGCCAATCGGTACAAAATTTGAGTCACATAACACATATTTGAATCCTAGCTCTTTAGCAAGACTGTAGCCAGTAGCAATTTCAAACATCTGGTTGCCCACGCCTCCTATTACAAGGTTTGTAATACAAGCCATTCCTAGTTATATGACAATTTCATTTATATAGTTTTTCTACTTAAAATTGAGAAGATAGACCTAAAATAGAAGTGGTCAGATGGAGACCGAAGAACTCTTTGACCTAATTGCGCGGACGCGCCCCGTTGTGCTCGAAATTCTAGAAGACCAGGGATACGATACAAAGCCCTATGCAAATCAGTCACCTACCGATATCGTTCAGATGGCGATGGGTGGACCCAACCCTCTACGCATCCGCGTGCTTGAGCGTGAAGGTGCGCCGATGAAGCGCGCCCAAGTGTTCTATTGGGTATTTGAAAAGGTAAAGGCGTCACTAGAGCGCCGTATCGAAGAACTATGGGATATCGAAACGTTCGGCGAAGGAGCGGCTGACCAGACGATGGATGAAGCCATTGTCATTTTGAACGAGCCCGTGCACGACGCATTTCACGCGATGGTAATCAAGCAATGGCAAGTAAATAAGCGTCGAATGGTATTCTTTACTATTAAGCAACTGGTAGCCAACCCTTCCCGTCATATTCTACAGCCCAAATTCCGCAAAGTCCCGGCTTCAGAGATGCCTGAATTGGCACACTTGCGGCTTCGCACCAAGAAGAATCTTCCGCTTATCAAGTTTCATACTGATATCATGACCCGTGTTCTAGGTCTCGTTCCAGACGACATAGTTGAAATCATTCGTCCTTCACCCACGGCTGGAGATTATAAAATGTATAGGATTTGCGCTATATAATTTGACAAAGACCGATAGGGGTGATGGACCAAGTCAGACGATTGGTTGAAAAGGGTGATATTCTCAATTACGACGCGTGTGTCGCGAATCAACAAATTTGGGGTTTAGCCTCGGCAAATAAGTTGCCCGGCGACGACGCAGGTATGAGCCAAACAAGACTCGGTCTCTGTACGAATTTTTTTAAGAACGGCTTCTATCGCGGAGGCATAAGCGCAGCGATAGACGATCGTAAATCAGCGGATGCCAATGAATGGACACCAGAGCGGAGAAAGCAATATGTACAGATTCGCGACGATATCGTCGCAAACTTTCGTAATAATGCCACCGTTCTTAAATCGCAAGCAGCACCCGCAGCCTTAGGTTATACAGGCGCTGCTGAGCAAGTTGATGCGGCTAAAGGAAAGGTAGATACATTAACGGCAAAAATAGCCGCCGAAGTGAGTCGTCTTACAAACTACGCCACCGCGTTGCAGAATAAAAATGGTCCCGAACTTATTTCAGAAGTGTCCGAAACAGAGTTTAAGCTACGTACTTTAGAAAAAGAAAACAAGGAATACGAAAAATTAGCCGAGCTCCGCTCTGAGCAGGCTACAGATGTATATAATAAGTATGAAGGAAACTACCATTCATCGATGTTTGGATATATGCCACTACATCCTTCAAGCCGGTCGGCGCTCCTAACAACAGCTATCTTTTTTGGACTAGTAGCACTCATTCTTATAGGTGTTAAAGTTGCAAAGTTTCTATTACAAGACTCCAAAATCCACACAGTTGTTACGCCGGCTGTAGCAGCGAGTACTAGTTATTTGCAGCGCGGCGTTCGTGCTGCAGCTGCGCCACGCTTCTAATTTTTATCAAAACGCTCTTTTACGAAACCAATGGTATTGTAAAAGAACATAGATAATATATCAGAGAAGGACCAATGAGTGGTAACTATTTCGTCAAGAATGTTCCCGGTCTGTCAAACCCCGATTTATGCCCTGCGGTAAGCACAGTCTTTAGCATAGCGCAGCTAACTGCTAACTACGAGGGTGGTATTGCTACGACAAATCTAACACCCGATGCGACGACAAATCGTATCCCGGTTTCGCAATTACAATCATATGTTTCTGGACTCACCCAGCGCGGCGTTATCCCTGACCACGTACCCAAGCCGGATTCCCGGACTAAGTCGATGGAGACGGACATGGATAGGCTTCTTAATGATGATAGTGCCTTCTTTACAAAGGTCCGCGAAGAGTATTGCTACTATGAAGCTCGTTACAAGTTTGCTCTCCGCCGCTTTTTAGAATTGGCGACGACGCTGGACAACTCAAACAACGATGCCGCCCGGCAAATGTTAAATTTAAGCACTGTGCTGAACCAGAAACTCAACAATATGTTGGAAGTTATGGCGTATGTTACTGATAATCGCGTCGCTTTGATTAATAGCAACAAGGATGCTATCAATAGCGGTAATAGTAAAATCAACCAGCGCTTAGCCGAGCTCAAGGGTCAATATGGGCTGCTGTCGCGTGATAACGCTATGATTGAGACGCAGAAGGAGATGGTTCGCTATACAAAGGAGAAGAATGATTATACGGTTAACCAGATTTCAGTCTTTACGGCTCTAAACGTGCTTGCTATCGCTGCGGTATACGCTATCTATCGTGCGGCGCCAGGTACGTAAGTATTAGGATATGTTTTATCAGTTTGTTTGTTGATACATTGATAAACCCCCGGACCAAAATAAGCAAACTTACAATAGAGCAACCGCGATGGGTAATACAGGATCTAACCCGTGGATACCACTGACGCAATCAGTCCAAGAGATTGAGAAGATTCAGTTCAGTTACGACTTGCGTAAGAATCCCGACGACTTTAACCGTTATGTGTCTGAGCGTGTTGATAGAATCAGCAAGGAAACGATTGATAAGAAACGGGCTGCATTTCAAAAAGCACATACAGATATGGGTCGATATTTCGATATGGACCATAATGCAAACTACTATAAAATACGTAACAACGACGTTCTCAATCTACAGGACCAGATGTTGCAGAGGTCAAGAGCCGCGTTTCAGGGCATCAAGCACGATAAGGATTTGACTCGCCGTCAGGCTGAAATCAATGAGTGGTATTTCAACGATAAGTTGGAGACGCTTTTTTTCCTACAGATGTTCTTCATCGTCTTACTGACGATGTCCCTCATCATGTACGTACAGAAGAACGGCTTTATCACATCCCAGTTTGCCGCCTATCTAACTGTCATCCTTCTTGCTATCGTCATCGGCACAGGCATCTACCGCAGCCGCTACACCAAGGAGGCGCGCGACCCCCGCTTCTGGAGCAAACGCAGTTTCCGCGAGCAAGAGGTTCTGGACACAACCGCCGACACCCCCGACCAGTGTGCGCCGCCTGGCAGCGGGTCGTTCATACCCAAGTCGGTCAGCGATTGTGCGAACAAGGCGCAGAAGGCTGCGCTACTCGCGGCGAACTCCTCGCTGGCATACGCCGAAGATTCAGCCAAGCCGTACGGACAGATTGCGCTCGGAGCCGCAGAGGCATCAGGTGTGGGTCTGGGTGTTGCGGGTCTCGGTCTGGGTGTCGCCGTCGGCGCGCCGCTCGTTGGCGCAGGTCTTCTTGTTGGACAAGGCTTATCCGACACACGTTCTGTGGCGAACAAGGGTGGTGCCGCGGCGAGCCGTGCGGAGGCGCAGCTCGAGGCAGATACATTGGCGTATATCACGGGCGAAGGTCGCCCCAAGACGGACCCCAATGCGGCAGCCACGTGCCCGTTCTAGAGTTAATCAGTCTATGCTTGTATCACAATTTCAAAAATTGCTATACAATAAGTATTTGGTTTCGGTAGGGAGAATGGGTTGGTTTGATGGAATTGCAAACCTGTTTAGAAGAAATGATCCGCCGCCGCCGCCCCCGCCGCCCCCGGACCCACGTGCGATACGTGAGCAGAAGCGTGTTGAACTTACGATGGCACGGAATGACGCGGCGCAAAAACAGAGTGAATACGAGAAGTTAGTTCCTGACGAAACACAAAAAGCAAAAATAGCGCAAGCCAATACTGATATCAATGCATATTTAACGCCTAAGCAAACACAGTTCAATTACGAAGTACAATTATACAACCAGGCGCTAGCTCAGATTGACGCTCTTTCAAATAGCGGCGCCATTATGTTGGCGCAAAAATACCGCAAAAATCTCGGTGAAAAACACGAACATGTTGCCAAAGAATATCAGAAAAATAAAGAAATTGCGTTCACTGCACGGCGGCGGTTTCTTGACGCAACGCCACAAGAGGGCGTCCCCAGTCTTGGATGGTTCGAAACGATTGATGACCAGATTATGCTCACTTTTTGGATTTGCTATGTACTCTTTACTGGAACCCTGATAATGTATGCTGTGCAATATTTTGCCGTAAAAATAGGGTCTACACGTAACGTAATAATCGCTAGCACAGTTTTATTAGGTATTTGTATTGGTATAGCACACGCATTTATTAAGATGTATGGTTAAGAGCCTACGTAATTACCACTGATATCTTCACCCTCCATTGCTACCCGCACATCGCGGTAGGTCTTTCCAGCATCCGAGCTCTTGAACATCTTAAGCATACGCTCAATGAGCTCAGGCTTCTTGAGCACCTTACGCCCTGGCGGCTGACCGTTAATCCACTGCTTATACTTGACAACGATTTCAGAAAGCGGTGCCTCTGAACCCTGTTCACGAACGAGTGTCTCCTTCGCGAACGATACGAATGAATCGTTGTCCGCCTTGTATCGGTTGACCGCCTCGAGCACACACTCAGGCGGATACGTAAGCCCGTGCGGCAGATACTTGGACTCCCAGTAATGGAGGAGCAGGCGTAGAAACGCCGCCCTAACCGGGTTCTGCTTGAACTTATCCTCCAGATTAATGTCCATTTCGTACACGTGGTTGTCCGGGTCAATTTCAGGATGACCCTTGGGCTTGAACGCCGCCGTAAACGGTAGCACCTCCATACGGCGCCACGTGCCTCCGTCCATACTGTTAACAGGCGGCAGGTCGTTCGTCGAGAAGAAGATACGTCCCATGATTTTGAATTTCTCCTGGTCCGCGAACAAACCGCGCGCCTCTACGATATCACCACCCGTAAACTGCTTGATTCGCGCCGTATTGAGCTTCTCACCCTCATCCGGCTCCTGCATATAGACGAAGCGCTTGCACTTGAGACCAATGATGTCCGGATTCGCCGCGCCGCTCTCAGGACGGCGACGAGTCAGAGCCGCCGTGTTCAACGAAGTCTGATACTCGCCAAAGACGAAGCGCATCAGATTAATAAGAACTGACTTACCGTTGCCACCGCCACCCGTCATAATGAAGAACTTCTGCTCGCGATTCTCACCCTCCAGGCACGCCGAGAGCAGCGTCAGCACGTACTCGCGTAGGTCCTCGTCAGGAAAGATTTTGCTGAAGAAGTCTGCCAGCAGCTGCTGCTCAGGCGTGTTCGGGTCGAACGGCAGCAGTCGACCCGTGCGCGTGTCATAGTCGAGCGTGATGGCGTCGATATCATTCTCCTTGCCCATCGCAAACGAGATATAGTCATCAGGGCGCCCCTTGCGAACATAGACGTGCGGAATGTCGCCAACCTTGATTTCAGATGTATCATAGTGGCGCAACTCGACCACGCAGTTGCCGCACGCGAAGATATCCTTCTTCTGGTTTAGCATGTCTGTGAAGTTCTCATCGTAGAACTTCTCGTTACACTCCGTCATTACGTGATTCTTGAACGGGGCACCTTCCAGACAAGATACGGTCTTATTGATGTTTTTCGCCTTCTCGCGCAAAGCATTCGTCTTCTCCGTAACCTCACCGTTGACGTTTAGCTTTTCGCCATCGCCGCGCGCCACCATCTCCAGACGCGTAACCTCGCGCGCCGCCAACAAATACATATAGACGATACGATTTGCCAGACGGGCTCGCAGTTCAGTGGGCGACTTGAGCTTCTTCCAATAGTTACCCGTATACTGGAAGAAATCCAGCATCTTACGCCCAGTCATCGTACAACGGAACTCGTACTGGTAGAGCAGCTTCATCAGCGTTGCCACCTTTACGTGGGTGGCGTCCACGTTACCAAGAATCCAGCCGACGCAGGTCTTCTCGGTAATCTCCTTGTACTTTTGGTTGTTGTCCTCCATCGCCCAAAAGTGTAGCGTGCCCATACGAATCTTTTTGCTAGAGTTTGCCGAGTTGAAGCCACGCCACACCTTCGCATAGGTCTCAGTGGGCGTGGCTTCATAGCCGTCAACCTTCCTGCTAAAGGCTGCCCAGCGTAGCATCATCTTCTCCTCAGGGTCGATATTGAAGAGACAGAGCCCCAGGTCAATCCACGACCCGTAATCCTTCGCCCGCTTGTTCGGATGTAGACACTTATCAAGAAGGTCCATAGCCTGTTGAATGTCGTCGCTCGTGTAGCCGAGAACAGGTTCTTCGAATACAGGCTCATCCGTCTGCCCGTTCAGGCTTAGCGCCGGCGGCTCAAGAGATGCCGCACCACCCTCGAGTGTCGGCGTAGAAATCTGATTCGTGGGCGGCGGCGCCCCTATCTGTTGTGCACGTCCGCCAGACCACTTGTTATACAGCGCATTCCACTCATACTTGCGGTCCTCGATGACAGGTAGGGCGTTGTTACGCTCGTGTTCGTGGCGAATCGACAGCAGCTTTACGAGGTCTAGTGAGTCGTACTCGTCAGGGTCATCCTCATCCATCGCCTCCTCGATTGCCTCCACACGTGCAAGCTCGCCCATCTCGGAAACCTCAAGGTCAGTCGGAACCGTGTAGATTGTCTCAACCTTGTACCAGGTCTTATTCGGCTTCGCCGCGCCGTACATAAACCAGTTATTGCGGTGAATCACTGCAATATCAAAGATATCACTATCGGCATTCGTGTAGCCCGTATCACCAAACACATTTTTGACGAGTCCGTGCTCAAGCATATAGCCGCGAATCGTGTACTGAATCTTCGGATCCAGCGTCAAGTCAGGGCACTGGATATGGACTCCATCCTTGTGCATCTCCTTCCCCTTCGTCTCCGTCACCTCAGGTGCAGGCTTGAGCAAGACGAAGAAGCGCAACGGCTTGCCCTCCAGAGACGACAGGTCTACGAAGCGATAGAGCGCTGCCGCATAGTTCAGGACGAACTGCTTCAGATGCGCTGTCTCGAAGAGGCGTGTCGGCGACGGTCCGGCTGCGTATTTAAAATCCAAGTCAATGAGAATCGGTCCGCCAGTCGGTAGGTGCTTCTCCAGGAGTCCGAACGGTTGATGGCGCCGTGCGCCGAAAACCCCCTTGTGGAATAGCTCCAGAAATGCCTCGTAATCCTTTTCCGCCACATAGAACTTTCCGTTCTTCCGAATGTCCTCCTCCCAACCAGTCAGATTTGCCTCTGCTGCAGTGCCTGTGCGATGATTTTCCAAATAATCGCGCAAATTTCCTACTGAAGAAGCCATGTTTTGGTTATCGAGGGTCGGGAAAAAAGCCGGGTCAATTTTACTCCAATTCGCACCCTTACGCAGTTTCAGATGGGAAAGGGTTACGTGGAACGCATTCGCGTATCTTATCCGCTATGGTAGAGAATTGATAGGTCACAGTCATTCGAAAAAAGTCCATCACTTCCGTTTTGTTATCGTAATCCTGTAAGCCAACGGCTAAATCAACTAATCTATTTTTGCGTGCGTTGAAAGCCAGTGCCATCTCGTCATAGAAAGATGCCGCAAAATGAGGCGGACTCTGAATCATTTTATACGCTGCTGTCTGTAGATTCGCGTGCATGACCATGCGTGTATAGACTTGCGACTGCTCGGAATTTACACGTGATTCAAATCCGGGTTCATTTTGTATAGGCTTGTCTACTAAGACAGAGGTGAGTATACTCAATAGAATTGTGCTGAGTGTCTGACAGCCCGACCATCGTTCTCCCACGTGCCATGTATTAAGAAGAGACAGACAGACTTTACCCTCCCTGTACATATTAGGGTTAAAGCGGGTAATTCCGTCCTGTGTAAGTGTTGTCATGGCAGGTGGGGCAAATGGATAGTCGTTTGGAAATTCAATACCAAAAAAATAAAAGCCACCCTCGTATGGTGTGTCTGCTGGACCTATAATGAGCGCCGTGCCCTTGGTCATATCAGACTCGTTCATTGAATAAAATATACCCTGTTTCTTAATATCATCGTGCAACACGTTTTTTATATCAGCCTGTATTCGCTTTTTAGCGGTTGCGCTCAGCATGGGAAAACAAACCGTGTATGTTTAGTATTTCTATTTTGTGTTTAGGTGGATAAACGCAAAAAAGGTATACCGCGTGCGGGGCTCGAACCCGCGACCCTGGGCTTAAAAGGCCCATGCTACTACCAACTGAGCTAACGCGATTGTGAGAACGAAGTTCGTACTCGCAGTTGCGTTTAGACTGGATTCTATGATTAGTTAAAACGTACTAAGTACATTGGCAACATATATGTTATTTGCTGTGAGAATCCGTTTACCGATATCGGGAGTCGAACCCGAGCCAAGTGGGTGAAAACCACCTATCCTAACCGCTAGACCATATCGGTTCAATAAATAGGTCTGATGCCGGGCGAGCGTTCAATTTTTGACCCATCGAGACGTAAAACCCGCTTATATTCAGCGATATCATCCATTATTCTGATTGGTGAACATTGTAAAGGGTCGACTTCGGGGCGGCGCAGAAAGTGATAAATACCTTCATCAAACACAATAGGGTCTGGTCTTACATCAAATGGATACCCGTTAAGCGTTATTCCTTTTAATAGATTCGCAACCCCATATTTGTACGGAACACACATCCATGTTTTAACGAGTTCTAACAATCGGTGAGTTAGAAACGTTTCAAACGGAAAGTAGCAGTGGAGTGAATAAAGGAACTGACACATATCACGCCCGTGTTTAAAACAGGCGTAGCGTGAACCGAAAAACGCCCCTGCCTCTATTTTTGACATTTCCGCGCGAGGCTCCTGTACACCATTTGCTATACAGGCGAAACCGTAATCAATAAGTACGATATGCGGATTATCGGCAGACTTGTCTCGTAAAAGTATATTGTTTATTTTTATATCACGGTGGTTCATGCGCAGCGATTTTTGAAGAACCGATAATATTGTCGCCATCTGCATAACAAATTCTAGAAACAGAGTTTCATTGCGGATTTTTGTCTCTTTTTTAAAGTTTGCCCGCATATATTTCAGCAGAGTGTTACCGTGGATATACTCCATAGAGATACAGACCGATGTAATATCAGTTATAAGGAGCGGCACTGGTTTTGAATGACAAAAAATCTCGTACACTTTCGGAACCATGTGGTCTAGTCCAGCTTTTTTAAGCGCAATATACGCGAGAGTCAGAACAGCCGCCTCGTGAATAAGTGTCTGAATCTCCTCTTCTATAATTCGTAGACGGGACGCATAGGGCATTTTTAGTTCTTCAGGTGTTAAGTGGATTGGGGATTCCTTGATGACAATATGTTCAAAGTCATCTGAGCTACTTCCAAAGTTGTGCCGTCCGCTTATATCTGTTCCAAGAGACCTGTACAATTTTCGTTTGGCGAGATAAATCTTACCGTACGTGCCTTCGTCTATTTTATCCCCCCATTCGAACGCAGGAACAAACGCTGCTCCTGAAGAATCAAATAGTGGTAGTTTTAAGTACTCCCATGGTACTGACCCAATCGTTTTTTGGCTGACGCGTGGTATATTTTCCCAGTGGGGCAGATTGTCGCTTAAATCGTGCATGTCGTCGCTAAGCACACAATTTGGGAAACCGTGTTCTTTAAGATCAAACATATCTGCCTATTCTGGACCCCCTTTTAAAATGAGGTCCAGCTCTTGTATCCAATTTAGTTCTTTGGGTTTAACACCTGTTAATAAAAATATCTCATGGCAGTCTAGCTTTCGCAAAATAAGTGAACATATCTGATTGACCTCTTCGCAATGTTTTACCGAATCTGGGGTAAATTTTACAAAAACGTCTATCGGTGCCTCTAGAAATTCAATCAAGTCGTCGGTATTATAAATATACATATCCAGTATGTCTATTCTAGCGGCGTCAGACAGTGATTTTTCGGACCACGGTTCTTTAAATACCTCTACAAAATCAGCCCAAGACGTGTAGGCGCGATAATGAACAGCATCTTGTATGGTCGCAAGCAAATTGTTCAATTCGACCGAAGTCATGTGCAAAAATTCTTCATCTGCGCCATCCTCTTCAATTAAATTTTTAATGTACTCGTATTTTTCTTGAATTGGGGTTTGAAAAACTGGCGTTCCGCTGGGGTCTATCACGAGTAAGCGATTGTATAAGTGATGAAACATTGCTAAGAACACGGTCTGTCTGCTGGTCCGCGCTACACTACCTGGACTCGGTAACATAAAGTAAAAATTGGGACCATCGTGTAGAGCTGGATGAAGTGGGTCCATGTGATAATAGATACTTATTGCACCCCGCCAATCACAGCCCTGTATAGGACCTTTTATATCAGCAACCAGATGGCGACCCGATAAATCAACGGCTCGTATCTGCGGGTAGGTAAAGTGAGTAAACTTTGCTAGGCAATTTTTATAGGTTAGATTATTACGCGGACGCTGTTTTCTAGTTGACATTACATATACCTAAGTTGTTTTTTTTAAATGGCGCCCAAGCCCAAGCCCAAGCCCTTTTATATGAAAATTTGACACAGGACATAAAAGATATTATAGTAGCAGAAATCAAATGGCAGACGAATACGAAGATGCGTACGAAGAGGAGGAGATTGCGCTAGACGAAGATATCGGTGAAGAAGTCGATATAGTGGATGCGGTAGATACGGGTCCAAAACCCTCTTCCGAAACACAGGTTCTATTAACGCATCATCCTGAAATTTGGGTTGATTATACGGATGCTATTCTACAGAAATTGAATAAGAAAGAGCGTGTATGCTATCCCTTTCTTACGCAGTTTGAAAAAACTAAAGTACTAAGTTTCCGTGCCTCGCAGCTCGCGCAAGGCTCCAAGCCCTATATTGCCGTACCAGACGATGTAACAGACGTGTATACGATTGCAAAGATGGAACTAAAGGAACGTCGTCTACCATTTATTGTAAAGCGTCCGCTCCCGGATGGCGACTACGAGTATTGGCGCCTATCGGAGCTGCTCATCTTTGATTAGCCCCATACATCAATGCGCTGCTCCGGTGGAATCCACCCTTCGTCCGCGCTTGTAAAGTCGAACGCCTCGTAGAATTCCGTAAAATGACGCAAAACCACGTTTACGCGCAATTCCGGCGGCGCGTGGCTATCACTTTTTGCAGCCTGAACACGCGCTGCACGCCTATTTTTGAATGCCCACGAGCGAGCATAGGCTACGAAGAATTCGCGCATTTCAGCCTTTCCTTGCCTCTCTGAAGCACCCAGCTTTTGCCACCGTGTCCGCAGTACGTCCATACAGATCGCAATTGCTCCAAAATCCGATAAATTCTCGCCCAGCGTGAGTTCACCATTGATTTTTACTCCATGATGCACTTCTTTATCAAACTCGTCAATGAGAGCCTTCGTCTTTGTTTTATACAATTCAAGGTCTAAGCTAGTCCACCAGGGAAAATTGTTGCCAAATTCGTCAAATTTGCGCCCCTCTTCATCAAATCCGTGTGAAATTTCGTGCGCCATCACATTTCCAACACCAGCTAAATTTTGTACAAAGCTCCGCTTCAGCGAAAAGAAGGGGGCGTGTATAAATCCAATCGGTACACACAATTCATTGAGTTCGGCGTAATAGTATGCGTTGACTTCGTAGCAAGAATTATTCCACATCTGTCTCTGAATCGGATTCTCTCCGTATAGTTTTGACATTTCATATAAATACGCGGTCTTTCCTATAGCAAAGACGTTTAATAAGAATTGTGCGGGGTCGACCGCTACGCCGTTTAATTCGTTTATCCAGTAATTTGAAAACGCGATTTTAGAATTCATTTTCTGCAATTTATAGACTGCCGCAAGACGAGAGCCTTCTGACAACCATTTTAACTTTAAGACTCGCTTTTGTGCAGCGGCATGAACCAAGGAGTAAATTTCAGTAGCCTCTTCACGAATTTTCGAAAATTCGGTAAAATTTTCTTCAATGTACAATTTGCCCAAACAGTCCGGCATTAATTCATCGCAAATCAGAAGACACTGTCTTTCCGCACTATATTGTTTGGTCTGCCCACGCATCGTTTTACTAAAGAAATCAAAATGAAGAGATTTATATGGAGCCGGCAACAATTCCATCAGAGAAGAATAAATACAGAATTGTATCCAATTTGTCCAAAATTTTTTGCTCTTAACTTCCATCAATTTATTCAAATGCTCCATATACTGAATTCTACTTACAATAATGGAGCCTGACCGCCGGTCAGTTGGAATTTTACACGCATCAAATAGCGTACCAAAATTTATATTAGGATATTCGGAGCAGAGCCGTTCGTAACTCATAGGATTATACTTATCTTCAACCTTGTCTGCATCCTCAGGATCAGGATAACAGGCAGACAATTCCTTCTCCATTTCAAAAATAGATGTGCCAAAGCCCGTAACTTTTATAAGTGAACCTAATGCTTGTAGATACGCCTTGTATTTCTTAGTTATATCGGTCGTGTTCGTGTAGTCATCCTTTGTTAGCGAGAGTCCTGGTGGCGAAATATAGATACTATACTGCCGTGTATCGCGCTGGTCGTAAGAAAAATCAATAGCTATGGGTGAAACCAGACCGTATAAATTTAGAGCACCTATTTGACTCATTGTGTCATCGAGTTCAATAATATTCTTTATAAATACCTGCAGCGTGTCGAGGTCCTGTGCCCGTCCACTGTAAAAACTTTCAACAAAATTGCCTAGCGGCGTCTTGCGCCTGCGCTCCTTTTGTAGCAACGCAATCAAATCTGATTGAATCTGCTCTTCAACTTCATCAAATAGGCTATAGGATATATCGTCGGCGGGAATTGTGTGACTCTGCAGCCAATTTTTATTGACTGAATTATAGAAGTCTTTGAGACTCATCTTCTATCTTTGTAAAATATAAACCTTAAACGTTTATATTTGACATGGTAATTTAGTGCGCCAACGTGATTTTTGCAGTACTGGTTTGAAGAGAATGAATTATTTTGGTTAGGTCTACGATTCGAATGGGGCGCTTTACCTTTTTGGTATACTGATGCCTATTTTTGCGGCGCGCGGCATCAATAGGACCAGGTGCGACGGGAGCGTAACCGCCGTCCTGCCCACGAATATTCATATCCTATTAATTATACTTAATTTTGAATAATAGACTATTAATTAGGCGCCGCAAATCCTCAAACAAATCGGACTGGCAAATTAAGAAGGCGGCACTACCCAATATACTAAAATGACCCTTGTTGAAGGTCGGTGATGTTTGAACTGTGTAAATTATAAAGAGTATTATGCCTAATTGAATAGTTACACGTAAAAGCTCGCGAACAAGCGCCGGTACCGATTTTTCGAAGAGGGTGCATTTCGTCTCACCGTCCTTGAATGCGCAATTCTGTACGCCGACAGCTTTGGTCATCAGTATGTCAAGTACAGAACCAACAAGTACCGGCGCCAAGAAGTTCTTCGCAAATGTGATAAAAATAGACGGCTCGGTATGTGTTACAAAGTTTGTACTTGCCGAGTAGGAGTTCATTAAGTCTCTCTATCTGTTTGTAGATGGAAATAGCGAATCTTCGGTCCAGGCATCGCGTAGACGCACCATCGCTTCGGGTGCCTGTGCGGGTAGCCTACCACGACGTAACGGACCAGATAAATACTCTGCCGTTATTTCGTGTGGATGCTCAAGTTGATGGACACCGGTTCCGAAGAAGCGAATCCATTCCTCGGGAGGAGTTGTGGATGATATTCCCATTTCGGAATCCCACCATTTGATTTGAGCGTCTTTTAGGAACAAATTTGTGCGACTAGAATAAACTGCAACAGGCCACCAATGCGAACGCCAGCAGCACCACGGTTCGGCGGCAGTATCGGGATTAGATCGCCGCATCTCGATAAGATCGCTCGGCATACCAACAGGAGGTGCCGTATATAAGTCATAATCCCACGAAAGTTTGTAAAATCGCGCCCACGAGCCAGGCATCTGTCGCTGTAAAAGATGAATCCGTTCGTGGTCGAGTGTCGACGGCAGACGTTCGAGCGAATAATCTACGGGTATAGCAATAACGTCTACGGCGCGTGTGTGTGGAAGACCCTGCTCGCATGTTTTTGGAACAGTCCATATCCATACAGTCTGGTCACCCATCTTTCGCTGAATCTTGTTTATGGGACTACAGTCAGCGCCGATACGAGCGGCTCTGTCCAAATCGGACCAATTTTGTGACCAGTCGTAGTTATAGAAAGTATCGCGCTGGTTCATAGCGTAGTAGCCGAGAATAAGTATAATAATCAGCGCAACTAGTACATACAGCAACATCCCTACTGTTTTAGAGACGTTTCATACGTCAGACTAACGTGCAGAGGCCAATGATCGCTCCACCATAATTTATGTAGAACTGAAATCTTTCGTACAACAGGCGCATCCCATAAATTCCATAGCTGAGGTACGATAGCAACATGGTCTAAATCTTCGCCAGTCGATTCAAATGTATGTTTTATGATTCTCTGACGCGCTCCCGTCAGGTAGCGTATGTCTACGTGAGGTTCAGTTCCTGCATTTGTATCGCCTATAATAAAACACGGAGTTCCACGCCGCTGCTTTAAATGTAGTAGCATTTGCGCAATTTGCCGACGCCGAATTTCTTCAAACGATGTCACAAATGTAGCAAACAGAATGTTAAAAACACTATTTGCTTGGAGATGAGTATTTACAATTTGTACAATTTCGGCGCCTTTTTTAAGTTTGAGCCAATGGAACCCTTTGTTTGCTAAATTCTCAATACCAATATGTGCTTCGAATACTTGAAATAAGGTATCAACTACAGTCCATGTATTTCGCACAGCCGTTAGGAGCCCTGAACTCAAAAAATTACCAGACATGTCATTGGGTTTTATAACCGTGTAGCCCGCCGCCGCCAATCCTTCAGACAAAAAAGAAATACGCCCTGTAGTGAAAACCTCCTGTAAACAGATACAGTCATAGTCTGTGTCATGAAACCATTCGGCGAGCGGCAGCGTCCAACTTTCCGCTATATATGGCAGTCCGTGGACATTATATGAAAAAATTTTAAATTTCATCAGTCCCTACGATATATCGGGGTTTACTGCCTCCACTGCTTGCCGCAGTTCAAGCAGCGAACGAAGATAGTCATCGGCTCATCTGCTGAGCGTGTCTGCATCTCATAATACGTACACTGACGCTTATTGCACCGATTACAACGGAACTGGTCGGTCGCCATATCTTTATTGCCCTCCAAGAGCTTCGTTTCACGCTTCATCTGGCGCTCCATGAGGGTGTGCCAATTTTCAGGATACAATTCACCAAAATTCATGAAAGGCACATCGTGCGGTTTGAATTCTCCTTCGCGGAGCCGTTCCATAAGCCGCGCATTCTTGATATAAGATTCAGGCGAAAGATTTGTAATTGTGCGGCGTCCCATAATTGTATAGAGATGTACAAAGTACGGGTTCTCCCAGTTACGACGGATTTTGCGATGCTCAGCCTCTTTCAGCGTTGCATTGTAAATACCGACCTCCAAATCCGTTTGTTCAATATCGCTTAAATGTGAACCAAGCGCATTTGAAATCATTTTCTGCGTCAATTCACGAGTACTCATTTGATTACTAGTCTAAAAAATAGAATGAAATCAACTTTAACCCATTTTTAGACTAGAGCGGATAGGCTTCTTTCTGCAGTTCTGGCGCAAGCATCCATTTCGCGATTTTCTTGAAGCCACCCGATGACTTGATGCGCAAAGTTGGGCGAATATCTTCTTCCTCCTCTTCTTCCTCCTCCTCCACACCGGCAACAATTTCAGCGTCCGCCTCCTCTACACCCTCTTCCTCCTCTTCAAAATCCTCCTCATCTTCTTCTTCCTCCTCCTCCTCTTCCTCCTCCTCCTCATCCGCGGCAATGTCCTCAAATCCACCAAGTTTCTGATTATAGAACTTCTTGTACTGGTCAACGGTAAACGGAGCCGGCTTATCGGCGCTCTTGTCAAGACTCGCAACAAGACATGCATCACCAAAGAGTAGAATTTCGTCGTGCGGCGGCGGCAATTCATGCTTATTCTCGGTACCGGCGCGACCCTCCTTATAACCGTAGAGGAACAGCTTATACTTCTGCCACACATATGAACCTATAGCAGCAGGTGGCTTTGCGCGCTTTAGTGCCTTGCCTAGAGCCGCCTCAATTCCCACCTTGGAGACATCGCCAAGATTTGCGCCCTTGAATTCGCCTTTTGCCCCTAATAGAATAAAACTTGACATCTTTTTACTATCCTTACTGGTGGTAAAAAGAATTCAACTTTAGGTTCATTTATATGAAAGTTTTAGTCGAAGCCAACTTTCAACTAGCCGAAGAGCCGAACTGTTTTAGCACAGTTGAACTATTACAACGTAGTGTCTATATTTGGTCTGACAAGCGTGCCTATCTTCAAGAGGATACAGAGCTCGAAGTCTATACACGCGCTTCACAATTCATAGAAGAACCGAGACTAGCGGGATGTATTGAAGTCTGGGTTCCATCGCAAGCAGTTGTGCCTTCGAGTCCAGATGATATTTGGACAGAGACATTTAAGCAGATACAACAGGATTCTGTGACGGTTGAGTGGTTTCCACCTGAGCACCTGATACGTCTGTCGTGGGTACAGACTCTGAGCTCGTTAACTCAGAGGAAACTACCAGCGCGGGCGCTTCAACAATTACAGGAACTATCTCTTGAGTTTCCACCGCTGCCGCTACTACTGGCTGAACCTCAGCCGTAACCGCGACAACAGGAGTCGTCTTATTTAACGCCTCATTTACAACCTTGTCAGCCTCAGCTGTAATGTTTTTCAACGCGGCGTCATCCAGACCAACCTGCTCACCGAGTTGCACGACCGCCGTCATGCCGCGCGTACTACATAAGAAAGGTACGCATATATACGCTCTACGCACAGATACAGTATCCTGAGAGAGTTCGACAAAGTCCTCCAGACTGCTTACCATAAACTTATCCAGACGTTCGCGCATATTAACAGGTAGGGTTTTGACGTGCTCTTTGACAAAATCGCTAGCGTACACATCTTGAATCGTTTTCACGATTCCAGCAACGTCCCGGGACGGACCTGACGTTTTTAGAAATGTTACGAGCTCTAGTATCGTCTTTACACCAAAAGGGGCTTTCGTAAGTCGTTTTCGCAAGAACGTTTCAGCCGCGCCTTGCATCTATCGATTCTACTAATACTGAACTTTGTTCCCGGATTAATGTTTATGTGCGTTTCCAGCGTATCGCCCTTTCTTGAGATTTCATAGAACGAAAGGATGTACGGCACGCTTATAATTCTAGTGCTCGTCGTGCTTTTCGTATTCCTTGTTTTTTCAATTATGCGGGTTGCCTTCAAGCAACCGTCTCAAATGGTTCAGGCGCTTCCAGTTCGCGAGTCAATGTACGACGTACCTTACAAGGAGTCGCTAGAACCAGTAAGACCACAGCAAATTCCAGCGGAAGTAATGCCACAAGAACCACAAGTCCGGGCGCCCGTTCGCGAGCAGACGATACCGGTTCCCCAGCCAGAGGTCCCTGGTCAGACAAAGGAGGAGCTTAACGCGCCCGAGCCGCTACAGGAACGCGCCAGCCAGAAAGTAGACCCGCCTTCAGCAACGGACCCCTATGATACTATAGACAACGAGGCGCAGTTCGGCTCCAATCTACGTCACCCGGAAAGTATGATTGCTAAGTCCGGTGCCACGTTTGCGGCGCTAGAAACGGAGGTTGCTGCTGGCGTGGCGGGAAGACCCGAGGTTGAACAGTTGCCGTTCTCAGCTGAAATGGCGCAGAATGGTGGTGAATTCATGAAGGGAATCTTTGCTTTTGACACATCCGATTCAGGAACAAATTTTTCAGCCTATTAAATCTCATATTGGGATAGGGATGAAACAGGATAAGACCTTTTCAAATATCATACTTATCTTAATAATTTCAGCAGGGCTATCATACTTGATTTACAGGTATATGCCAAAGCTACAAGAGGGATTTGAATCTATAAAACACACGGAGTCCCTACCGGTTGACGCCGTTATATATGTGAATTTAGATTCACGCAAAGATCGCGACGAAGAGATTAAGTCTGAGTTAAAGCGCATAGGTGTGCCCGAGGATAAGGTACACCGTCTATCCGCGGTAAAGCGTTCTTGGGGCGCATTAGGCTGCTCTCTTTCGCATATCGCCTGTTTGAAATTTATACAAGAGCGTGGCTGGACTAGAACACTGGTTTTAGAAGATGACGCCGGTTTTGAAGACGGCGATAGCAAGCGCTGGTCAACCGGTCTTCAAGACATACGCGCGATGGTCGAATCGAGTGGTAATACAAACTTGGATTCAAAATGGGATGTTATCTTCCTGGGCGGCTTTGTGCGTGACCCAGCGGGTCCCGAGAAGACTGAGTATAACACACTGTTCCGTACCCGAAATACGTCGTGCACTCATGCCTACATTATTCGTGGTGCCTACGCTCCAAAGCTCCGTGAGCACACGGAAATTGCCGTTCAAATGATGATGAAGAACGCGCCGAACGTAAAGCAATTCAATCTAGACAACGCCTGGTCTGCGTTAATGGCAGAAGACCGTTGGTTTATCAGTGTACCCACTCTCGCCTTCCAGCGCGAGAGCTTTTCGGACATAGAGGGAAAAAATGCAAATGCCGACGAACCATTACGGGGGCAGGTTGTGCGGGCGTGGAAGCAGGGTACCGTTCTTTAGAGTATTTAAACCCACAGGCTCTTAGTACAGTAATGAGTATGCAAATGCCCGTGAAAGTTCAGCGCTGGGGTGGTGCCTTCCAAGTAGAAAATATCAGTGACCCATCCGTGAAGCAAGAGCTCTTCGGATGGATGGCTACATATGAATTGGGTCCGCAGTCAAATTGGCGGTTCTCAAATATGCTCGATAGTAGGAAATTGAACGTATTGAAATCTGCCCAGCTGTGCGCCTCAAAACGCCCTGGTCCCGCCCGCAGCGGCTACCTGTGTTTTTACCCCAAGATGAAAGTTGCTATTTTTGTGGAGGACAGCGACCGCCGTGGACAGGAGGAGGCGCGCCCACCAAGGACAGCTGTTCTGCGTATGCGCCACAGCCCATCAGTCTATAACACAGGCGGTGGCATCTTTGCCGCGACGCTTGCGATTTCCGATTCCACGCTGTGGCTAGAGGATGTTTTGGTATGGGACGGACACAATGTATGGAATGATGAAACGTTTAGTAAACGTTGGCAGCGTCTACGAACGTGGTTTCTACAGGATTGGTCCGAAGACCTAGCGCTCCAGCGTGGTCTAACCATAAAGCCGCGCGAACTGGTTTCACTTGAAAATTTCAAGTCAGATCCAGGCGATGTCTGGGAATTTATCCCTGAAGATGCGCAGCGCAGGCGCTTCATTTGGAAGGACAGACGCTTAACAAATGTGGTCTTGTCATCGTACCCACAGAAGCCGCTTCCACCCAAGCAGTTTAGGAAACCACAGCCACCAGTACAAGCACCGGTACAAGTACAAGAGACCACCAAAATCGGTATCCTAGATACGTATTTTCCTGCTCTACCGACAGCCAACGACGGTTCGCTTACAGCAATTGCGAAGAAGGATATTTCTGGACCGGACGTGTATTCGCTTTCTTCGGCAGACGGAAAGCATCTCAGCATAGCCGTGATTCGCAAGATGCAACTAAGTCTCGAGATGCGCAAACACACAGAACCAGTTCGTGTTCGCGTTGAATGGAATGCGGCATTTGACCGTTGGGAAATTTTGGATGTAAATGTTTCTGCGGCGGCAAGTCCCGCATCAGCCTTCATCGTCTAATATACAGGGCATTTCTTCTAGGTTTTTTATCAATGCATTTATGTGTTGACATATAGACGAAACACGATTTTCGATACGTTCGTATCGTCTCCTTGATTTCATATATTCTTGTTTTACATGAACATAGTTATAATAGTTCTCGCCCGTGTATCGCATGTGTTCAAATAGTTCTTTATAGAACTGTAGCCGTTCCTGGCTCTTTACACGTTTACGCTCTTCAATACCTACACATAGTTCTAGTACATGCAACTCTTTATGAACCTCTTGTATGCGTTCAGTAAAGGTTTGTTGACGTGAGAAAATACAATCCATCTCTTTATACGGGAGAAAAAACGCCATCTGATGTAGAATGGTCTCAAAAAGCAGACGAGCAACACGCAAAACCGGTAGACGTGGTGGTGGCTGGTCTCAGGGACCGGCGCTGAGTCAGCAAGCCTATTACGTTCCTGAGTATAAAATGTACAGTGAATGCTATCCCACGGACCGCCCCGGTATGATTCAAAGCAACCCCAACCCTGCGCTGGCGCAGACGCAAATGGCGGGCGGTGGCTGTGGTGTTATGCGCGGCGGTTCCCGGCGCTCGCGCTCCCGCCTGCTTCGTCGTAAGCGCACGGGCACTTGCGGTTATTATGGCGCCCGCGGTGGTAGACGTACTCGCCGGCAGCGCGGTGGGCGCTACGGGGTGGACCCAACAACGAGCGTTGGTGGCACTGGTCCCAATGTAGCGCCTACCTGGGCTCACGTCCCTTGCGAGGCGCATCGTCCGATGCCACTCAACCCGGTCAGTGCCACTGCACTCGGCAATAGCCCGAATCCCGAAGTGTTTGTCAGCGGCTTGAGACCGGCGTTTATCGGTGGCTCCCGTCGTCGTCATCGTGGTGGTGCCGCGTACACACCCGCGCCTCTTGCCTACACGGCGCCGCGCGCCGGCTTCACGTTTATGCCCAATATCGCGCAGGGACAGGTTCTAAATCCTGGGCAGATTCCCTACGAGGAGGTGCTCCCCCAAAACACGGGCTGCGGTGCCACGTGCGGCTCTGCGATTGCTACTATCAATAAGGCTTAATCGTCAATCATACACTCATTCAGAGCAGGCTCCTTCTTTGCAGTAGCCTGCTCTTCTTTAATTTCAGTCTCTCCAATGTCCATGACATAGACCTTGTAACCACAGGCTTTGTAGTACTTTGACCGATGATTGTATTGACCAATACAGCCGTAGTGTTCCGCATCCAGTACATCCAGAATGAGCGGCGCAAATTTGCGCGCCTCCTTCTTTTCACGCAAAATCCGACCAACCGACTGCTCAATATTGGATTTTGGTGTAGCCAGCAGAATGGTATTTAGCGCGGGAATGTTCATGGCTTCAGACGCCATCGCAAAGGTTCCTAGAATTACGGCTCTCTTGTCGGATTTATCCAAATCCTCTTGCTTCATCGCACCTACGTAATATCCAATATCAAGAATATTCAACTTTCGCAACATCTTTTCAAAATCAGCAAGATGCTCACGTCTATCGCTAAGAATCAGAATTTTGCGCCCTTCTTCTACGAGTGGTATAAGTTTACTAACCAGATACTGTGTACGTGGCTTGTAATCAGCGATTTGATTAAGGAGGCGTGCCCGTATGACTTCACCGCGATAGTTGAACGGGGGCTTAGAATACACAGGGTCGTTTGCAGTATAGCGGTACGTAATAGCTTTGACCGACTCGTCTGCCTCACGATGTTTGATTTGATATGTGATGGGTCCGAGAGCCCACGTAAAGACCTTTGTAAGCCCGTCGCTGCGCTCAGGTGTGGCGCTCAGTCCAAGCATATGCTTACATTGAATCTTGAGTAGTGAGCGCGAGAAGTGTTCCGCACCAAGATGATGACATTCATCAAAGATAGCAAATCCAAAGTCCTTGAATGTGTCAGGGGGAAATTCACGAATACAGAGTGTCTGAATCATGACAATTGCCGCGTCATATTCGGGTCCGATTTCCAATTTATCACTTTGTACGCGCCCAAGACGAATTCCAGGTAGAAGCCCAGACAGTTCGCGGTGCCACTGAGCGAGCAAGAACTCCTTGTGAACTACGATGATGAAGCGCTTCTTAAGTTGATGGGCGAGCCAAATCGCCATGAAGGTTTTACCATATCCACACGGAACACAAATCAAACCATTTGCATCCGAGCCAAGGAAACTGTTGACAATAGGGCGCTGCTCTTCACGTATAGTGCCTGTAAACCTGAGCTCTTCCCGGAGTGAAACACCATCGCTACGCTTGTCCTGGTCCGGTTCACCAAGAGTCTTGATTGCCCAGTCCCGAGGCAGATATAACCGTTCGGTTGATTCAAAGTAAACAGTGAATGCATTTAGTCCAGCGTCGTACGGCGGCGGAGCCTCCGGTTTTACCGTGAGCGACTCGCGGATGTATTTCTCTTGTTCAGGATTTAGCACACTTTTTAGAACACCGTATCCTCTGTGAGTTAAGACACGACTGTTCTGTGACCATTTCGCAGTTGTAAAATCAATCAATGTCTTCTTTTTAGCCGGCATTTGTTTTACTTATAAAATACGGCGCGCTGATAAGTCAAGTTTTTGCTAAGAAATAAACATATCTTTTTGTAGGGTATATCCAATGGAGACTTGGGAAGTAGTGCTTATCTTGGTATTAGTAACAATCTCGGTTTCCGTTCTGGTGCAGAAGGATATGTCAAACACGATGATTTCTATATTGGATAATACGTTCTTTCAACTAGCGATTCTGGGTGCGGCTCTGGGTGTGGCGGTAGTATCACCCGCTGTCGCAATTGTTACGATTGCGACAATCGTAGTTGTGTATTATGTTCGCAATCTTGCGAAGCTTCAGATGCTCACGCCAACATTCGAGGACGAGACTCCCCGGATTGAAGTTACGGAACAAACAGTACGGACTATGACTGTTGTAGGTGATGTGCCTGTTTCTGCTGGTACTTTGCCACAGGTGAACGCACCGCCGCCAGCCGACAATAAGGATGTTGTAGCGAATGCGCTCAAGGAACACGAATCGCGCCCACCGCAGCACCACTTAATTGGACAGCGTTCCACAATCGGCGGCACAGCGCCTATGACGAATCAGAATGCGCCTGTGCACGAGTCCTTTCCCGATCCTCGTGGCTCAGCCCACGAGTCTGAGCCCAAGGACAACATGATGAGCTCATACGGACCTGCGCCTGGACCGAGTGACCTGGGAAAACAGGAGGGGTTTTCAGCCGACGTAAATGATAACGATGTGCAACAGGCGCAATTCTCAGTAAGACCGTACAATGACAATCAGGGTCAGTACAATATTAACGAGGTGCGCCCGAATTCAAAGCCAGGCAAATACGAATTAGCCGATTTTACACCGGGCAGCGAAATGGGCTCAAATGAGTTTGTTACAGGTGGTGTAAGTATTGACGACAAGGTGTCAAATCTTCAAAATGGATTCATGCCGTCGGCGAGCCCGCCACCGGACTTCAACAATGCGTTTCCTGCGCGTGCGTAAACGCATCTCCGCGCGTGCGTAAACAAGGACATAAAATACAATAATTTCAAAAATTGTTATATTTTAATTCCAATATCAGACATCTATGACAAATCGGCAGCTTGCGTAGTCTCAACCTGGCTTTCATTCATAATTCGTTGGACGTAGACCTTGTTATACACATCGCAATTCAAGACGTTTTTCTCGATATCTATGTCGAGTAAGAACCCAGCACTTCTGAGCTTTGCAAGAACAGCTGGGGCGAAGCAATTGCCCGTTACACCAACACATATCGGTAGAGAGAGCTCTTTAGTTTTAGAAGTTGTGCCTTTCATACTAGGAACGAGGTTCGTTCCGGGGGGGCATTGAATCTTTTCCAATAGCAGCTCCTTTTCACACGATGTAGGTGCGCTAAATACGTTTTGCCCCGCCGCCAGGCTCATACACGATTGATTGCTCATACAGTCTGTTCCGCTTGGAGACAGAGGACCGGCGCAGCATTTATGTTGTAGACCACCAGGTAAAGCAACATAGTTAGCATATCGGCGAGGACAGAGGCGACCGCTTATTTCTGCCTGCTGCTGCGCACCAATCTCTTGGCATAAAGGATAGTGTTTAATATCGCCTGAAACATTTCGGGTATCTTCAATACCGGGTGTCATAGAACATACACCATCAACCCCCTTTGCCGAACATGTGTGAGAATAAGGGTCTATATTAGTGGACGCACAGCACAAATAGTTGCCAGTAACATCGTTAAAGTTAGTGTAGCCTGTGGGGCACGCACCAACAGGCGGTATCGACGACAAGATGTAACTGGACTTTTTCACGACCTCATTCCTGCGAACGGGTTTAGGTACAGGCGTTCTATCACATTGGTCTACGCCTGTTTTCGCAAAACTAGGTGGTAATGTCTTATTTCCGACACCACTTGAGATTGAAAATATTAATACAAGTAAAAGTCCAACAGCTCCGATTCCCAACATAATATACATTGGTGAAACCATTCTCCCTGTCGGCTGGTTAGAATTTATCTACTGTAAAATAGGATGTCCAACGAAGAGCTTGAATCTAACATGGATTCCCGAATCTGTAATCCTGCGCGTCATAGGAAGCCAGGTGAGACATGTTTATCGCTGGAGGCGTTGGAGCGAATCCAACAGGCATGGAATAAGGAGCATAAGAATTCACCGATACGTAATACAACGCGTAAGACAAACTCGACCAACAGACGTATCTCATTATGGAAACAGATACGCAACACAATGAAAAATTATTACAATTGTGATACTGAATACTGTGTTTTAAAGAAGGCGCCTGGACTTAATAGTAAAGATAAGACGGCGATGGCAAAAAAGTACTTTCGCCCAGAAAAGCCCATCGAATGGTCCAAAAAACAGACAACTTGGCTCGACAGTTTCAATCTTGAAGATGTGATGAATCAATATGAGGACGGTTACGACAATTTTGAATTTATCGGTCCAGTGCCTATTGATTTCGCCGACCAGCAATCGGGGAGCCCACTTTTCGGTGATTCTCTAGGAAAGTGTATTGTAGATGAACTCTGTAAACTGAATGTAAAGCAGGCTAAGCAAAATGGCACCGACCGCATTGGTATCATTTTTAATTTAGATAAACACGACGAGCCTGGGTCACATTGGATTTGTGCTTTTGTTGATTATCCCAAAAAATCCGCCTATTACTTTGATTCATATGGTCTTCCGCCGCCGCCAGAGATTACACGCTTTCTTGAAAAATGTAAAGAGCAGGGGTGTGAAACTGTATTATATAACGACATCCGTCATCAGCGCAAGGATTCGGAATGCGGTATGTACTGTTTGTACGTGATTATCTCTCTGCTCAAGGGTCGGTCGTTTCAAGAGATTTGCACAGATATCGTGAAAGACGATACAATGAACGCATTTAGAGACGTTCTTTTCGCAAGTGAGAAACCTCGCAAGGAGGCTCTAAATAAGGCGGTCCTGAAACTCTATGCGTAAGACCCGCTTAAGGCTAATATTCGCCGTTATTAATAATGAGCCAAGGTCCAAGAGGATATCCCGCAACCGCATCATATCCGACAAATCAGCAGGCGGATATATCGAAGGTGTTTTTCAGTCAAACGAATTATGGACGTCTTCTTCAACCGTTGCGCGAAACATACGAGCGTAAATTGAACAAGCCCGAGCTCCCCGAGGATGTGGACAAGCGTCTTCAGAAAACACTTCAGCACTATATGACCGAGGTTGTAAGGGTTAATGGACCCCAGACACCGGTAAACACCCTCAATCAAGATGCTTTTCGCGAAACAACACTAAATATGGATTCTTGGCTACAGAAGCAGGTGTCTGTACCGGCTCGCCCCACATACTCGTCAAGCGTTCCTCAAAACTCGCTATACGAGAGTGTAGGTGCCAGATACGAGCGCGAGCAGCAGTCCCGCGCCCCCGCTCCAGCCCAACCAGTGACGAGTGTTGATTTTTCGCTACCAAGAAACGACGATGAAGAAGGTGAGGATCCGTTGGAGAAATACGAGCGTGTGCGCAAGTTGCGCGAGGCGGAAGCGCGCCCAGTCCCTGTTATTATGCCCAAGCAGGCAAAGAACGCAATAGAATCAGGCAATCAGTTTTCTGAGCCCTCTGCCGCGCCGCTTACGAATAGCATCGCTGTCGCTCAACCAAACAACCCACCCCCGCCACCCGTTTTAGCACCGAGACCACAGGATTACATTATCAAGCAGGAAGACGTAGTAAAGTATAAGGAAAATGAGAATAATCTTTATATTTATAGCGGTGACCGTGATTGGCTGACAAATAGGAATGAAAATCGCTACAATTTCACGATTAATTTCAACCCTGCCTCAAACTCCAATTCGGCGACGTTTTCACCCTCTGTCAAGGAGCGATTCCGTAACATTGTCCGTATGGAACTTGTTAAGACGATAGTCAGCGCCGAATCGCTCGACGTATCTGTGCGTGTCTCCAATGACCTTAGCGGAACGGATACGACCAGAGTCATTAACGTGTTATCGTATCCATATTTGATGATTCGTATCTCTGAAATGACGGGTAACGGATATGGTACGAGCGCTAACATTGACAACACATTCGGTCTCGTACAGTACGACCAGATATGGAAGTCCGATGCGACAGCCGGCAATTTTGGCTATATTTCGCTTACACCGAGATATCTGAAGGCACAGCGCGTCTATCATCCCACACCGCTAGCAACACTGCAGAAGTTATCGATACAGGTTGAGAGACCCGATGGGCTCCCGTTGACGACACAACTGGACACGCTAGACCTACCCAATGTGTATCTTGCTGCCTCATGTAACACGAGCAGATATGCGGCGATACCCGATAACGAATCCTATATTTTTATCAGAACAAAAACCTATTTTAGTCGGTTCTTTGTTTCTGAAGGTGACAAGATACAGATTCGTGGATACGATATTGGAACTGATTTGAATGTATACAGTCAAGTGGCAAACGATTTCAATGCGTTTATGAATAATACGAATGGACATATCGTTGTAGGAATCGGATATTCTGCTGGAACCACCGCCCCTGTCACCGTAACGGACGGATCGAATGCTGTAGGATACGCTAACTATATTATAATTCGTTCTCGTTTTCTTGACCCCACAACTGGGTCAACGTTGCGCGACTACTTTGGTGGAGCGCAGGTAAACGAGAATTTGATAAAGACGCGTCTCGAGACAAATGGTCCAGTTGCAATATGTGCACTAATCAATCAGAATCGCCAATCCCACTTTGTTCTGCGTATTATTACACGCGAAATGGACCCAACATCAAACTTAAGACCCGATAATTCATAGAAAGATGGGTTGCCCACCCGGTAAAGTATTACGTGCTGCGTATACACGCAAAGGCAAACGCGTTAGCGCCACGTGTGTACGTAGTACCTCGTCGCATACGCAGTCAAGCGCTAATTTTAAGAAGTCGGTATCACGTCGCATGACACTTCGCTTGCAAGGTGTATCGCAGGCAACTCGTGGTTCTACGAAATGCAGCACAGATAAGATATCAAGAAAAGCATATGTTCGTGTCAGTAAATCAGGTAAACGCACGCTCGTACCTGCTTCATGTATCCCGGATGTAGGGCGTCCCGGTAAAAGAAGTAGCCCGGGCATCGGTCCACTTCATAAGGGTGAACTCGCAAAGTTTGGTTATTCTGATGTGATGGATCTTTCAGTCAGCAAACGCCACGCAGCCCTAGACAAAGCTGTTAAGGCATACGGACCGTTAGCAACGTGGCGCAAAGTTAATGCAGTCTATGTCTACACTAAAAATACAAGCCCAGCTTTATCTGAAAAATACGACGAAGATCGTAAATGGATAGAGAAAACATATGGTCTAAAGGCATTTTAGACAAAAATTTCTAATTCGTTTTGTTTACGCAAAGGAAAACGAATGAGAGATTCTTAGCAAGACATAATAGAGTTAGACGGTAGATGCGGTCGCTATCTATTCCGAAAGTTTTGACAAAGCCATACGTGATCGCAGCAATTGTCGCTGTGATAGTCGTTGTAGTAGTTGGAATCTACTTCTACACTTCGAACAAAAGCGAGGGGTTCTACGCGTATCCTGTTAATGCCGACCGCATTGGTTTAGAAGATACAGCTAAGCGTCGGTACAACGAGTATGCCGACATGATGGACACCGAAAAAGTGCCTATCATACCAGCCGGCGACGCAGGTGATCCCGTTCTTCAGGGATTATTAGGGACCCCGAGTTATGCGCCATCCAAAGATGCCCGTAATTTGAGCGCACCGAACTATGATGACCAACTTCCATACAAATCCCCTCCCGAGAATAGCATTCTGCTGGCGCGAATCAGAATGTGCGAATCAATCAAGAATTGGGACTGTACCGCACTAGAGAACCCAGAGTTTGCTAAATACTGTGGTTTATGTACGGCACAGGGACAAGACCACTTGGGTAAGCCACACCTTGGAGGTCTTTACATTGACCCCCAGATGAAGAGTCGTGCTGAAAGTGACGGAGTCAGCAGTGGAACGGCGCCAGTGTATAGTCCAACGGCTGGAATCTGCAGAGGTGAGTTTATCACCACAAGACCTCGTTGTGACATTCAGAAGGATAGATTTGAAATCACACAAGCGCAAAACTTTAATAGTTCTGCAGCGGTTGAGAAGGGCGCCCTGTGCGTTAATAGTACAACTAACACATTCGTGTATATCGGCAACCGTGGACAACGTGATACAAACTACGCGTTAACCAAGAAGCCTGTTGCTTTCACGGCGCGCCTCCGTTTCGCGGTGACTCACCCCAGTGAAGCCACGATTACGGTAACTCGTAACACTGACCAGAAAGTTATGGCTGGTGCCTACATCCCGAATACAAATGTATATATTGTAGACTTGTTAAACGCCAAAGAGAATGATAAATACACGATAAATATTACATACCCCGAATACCAGGGCGTCGACTTTACGGAAGATGATAATAAACGTATCGCTGCTCTGGTAAATCCTAAGCGCGCCCCACTAACTCGCGCGATGTACGGTCCCCAAACGGGTGACCCAACGAAGGATGATCCCCGTGCGGCGGATGTCACTCAGTACATCAGGGACAAGTTCAAGATTGTCGACTGCTCGAAGACAACAGTTTCTGTAACAAATGACGGTATGGGTGGCGATCCTACACCAGGCATAGTGAAGCAAGCGCGGTTAGTCTATAGCAACGACGGTACTGATTTCGCCTATGCAGTGGGCAATGAGGGCTCCCTGACGCAGGGTGTAAATACAGCAAGTTTCCCCACACTCTGTCCTCCAACAACACCTAAACCTGACGCAGAAAAGGCTGTATGCGAAATATCAGATGACCAGACAGCAACTGGAAGGACATACACCGCCGGTAATAACAGAAATTATCCTGGTGCGGCGGCTTCGGCGCGCTGCGTGAAGGAGGCTCCCAAGAAATACCGCGGTATCGTCGGCATATGGGAATCGGTAGGCTCCGCTCCACGTACAGTACCACTTGACCTCTCTGTTCTACAGATAAACGGCTTCAACGTCGGTGAAGCCGGTGTGCCCAAGTTAGGAACTCTGAGAAACAGCAAGTATTTTGCGGGATTAGTACCCGCATCAAAGGCGTTTGGCATACCAGACTATCTTTTCTGGTTCTGGGCGCGCGACCCAAAGTTGAATGCGTGCGATTTTACGGTCGTTGTACCGGCTACATTCCGCGACACAACCGTCCCAGATGATAACTCGTTGTGCCCGACAGGTCCGCTCATCAGCACGCCCGAGGCGGCAACACGTCTCCAGGCGGGTGCGTGCGAGAAGTTGATTAACGGTAAACCACAGGAACCAGGCACGTACACAGTAGATTGTATCAAGTCGCTCTATTTGGCATCAGGATGCACAGCCGATGGCAAAGCCTACCCGAATAATGCCGATAAGTACAAGGCTGCGACAGTTGATTCTATCTCTAAAGCGCAACTTGATATCGACACCATCAACCAGAGTATGAATGAGCGCTACACAATCGCAACAACAGGCAGTAACTCTGATGGTGCTCGTATGGAGCAAGATTCATATGTTGCGGCAAATCTTGATTGCTTCGGTAAGTTCGTAACCAATCCTTGCGACACAGCGTTTGCGGCGACGGGTCCCCACACACCCGCCTGCCTGGACTACCTATTCCGTAACGCGGGCAAGGATAACAACTCCATCGGACAGACCTATCCAGGACAATATAACAGAAGCAGCGGCACGGACCGCACGGATAAGACACCTCTTATGTACTGCCAACGTGCGGGTACAATGTCCCCTGTTGGTGTGGATGGAAAGACGAACTATGATGCGGTTTCTACAGCGAACTCCTATGGTGGCGTCCAGGCTGTACGCGACTTCTATAGACAAATCCACGCCGACGCGAACTACAATAGCGAAATCACAACGCAGAAGATTGCGCTCAATCAGTGCTACGGTGTCGGTGTTATGTCTAAGGCGCCAGTGTGCAAGGGCTCGACGGCGCGCTATGTTCGTGTGCGTCCTACACTTGAGTTCGGTGACAACTGGATCCAAATCTCGCAGCTCCAGGTTTTCGATATATATGATAACAACGTATCATACAAGAAGCCGACCAAATCCTCGTCAACTTGGAACAACGGCGCGGATGGAGCGACGTCGGATAAGGCGGTCGATGGAAATACAAAGTCCCGTCCCTACCCGGCTATCTATCACGCGGGTTCCACCGATATAAACTCGACATATTGGCAGGTTGACTTACAACGGTCCACTGAAATCGCATATGTTGTCTATTTCAACCGCGCTGACTGCTGTCAGTTCAGAGCGCGTGGTATGCGCGTACAGCTGCTCGACGAAAATGAGGTTGTGCTCAAGGAAAAGAAGCTAAGCGGCGCTATGATGGAGACACTGATGTTCTCAAATGCTAAGCCGTCAGCTCTACTTAGACAGGGCACCGAACTACAGTTAGTTCCTGGAAAGTACAGCGGCGCAGCATTATCCGTTGTGGCAGGCGGCGAGGCGCTAATTAAGACAAAGGTGAATACCAATGCATTCAAACAATCGGCAGCCTTTGTTGCTATGGCTGGTAACGCCGGACTTGCGGGCACCTTCAGTTTTAAGCACAAGTTCGGTAACGGATATGTTCGCGTACAGGGTTTCCGCGTGCGTGTAGCACCCGACGATGGAACTGTTGCATTCAAAAATGAGACTTCATTCAAGATAGTAGACTCGGTTGCGAATCTACCAGGTGAACTGTCATATGAGTCGGTGTCTAGCCCAGGAGCCTATTTGGCTGTATCTGAGAATATGGGTGTCTATGTTTCACCTGCCAACGGTTCTGCTCAGCAGAAGTTGTGCTCTTGGCGTCTTGTTCCCTCAACAATCTAAGCCTACTTATACATTTTGTGTTGTTAATTAAACATTTATAACACAAACCTGCAAAAAAACATACTGGAAGATAGTAGAGATGAACCTCAAGTTACCGAAACTTGTTTCTAAGATTCTACCATTTGACTCTCCGGTACAGATACTGATACTTTCGGTGCTTGTTGTCGCGGTCGTGGTAATTGTATATAGAAGTTTCTTCGCCTCGAAACACGAAGGCTTTGGAGCTATGTACGATAGTGAAAACAGTTTTACTCTGTCGCAGAGAGCGCTCTTCATGGATAAAATGAATAAAGAGGTTCCTTACAACAGTGACCTGGAAAATGATATGTCCCGGTTCAAGGATGCTATCAAGAATGTTGATTCAGGTATTAATATTGTCCAGACAAACAACGTCGATAAGTATTTCCAAAAAGACCCTATCCCCGGTATTCGCGCTGCTGAACAGCAGTGTAATGTTCAAGACCCTGGCTTATTGCCTGTACACCCTAAGACTGGTATAGGATGTGGCTGGTGGTACCAAGATGATGATAATAAGGTATCACAGGGTGTTCGTGGTACTGAATTAGGTCCACTGGATTCACAAATAGACGCAAAGGCACCAGGAGGCGAGTGGATATGGGATCTTGGGCTGGCGCAGAAGAGAGAGGACACAAAGCGCTGTCGCAAAATTAAGAGCTGCGCGCTTGCCGATATGGTTCCTGGCAAATGCGGATTCTGTCTAGCGACAAGCACAGGTGTTCCGGTCGATGCATATGGGCGCTCTAAATACGTGAGTGATCCGATGATAGGCTGCACGGATGCTCCTATTACAAAGCCAGGAAGCTGCCCTCCCCCAGCACCGCCAGCGGTTGTAATAAATCCAGATGGTTCGGTTACACAGCCTTTGCCACAGCCACAGTTATGTGATCCGGTTCAAGGAAAACTAACATTAGGGTGCCTAATATCATTGGCATTGGGTGCTGGCTGTAAAGAGGAGGGTGCTATATTGAATATCTTGCGTGGAGATTCTATGACGTATTATCGTGGTAGAAGCTCAGCTAACTTCAAATTTAAGAAGGCATTAGAACTTATTAAGAATGACGCAAAGCTAAATAGCGGCGGTGCGTACTTCGGAGATGGTGTATGCGAAAGAACCGACGCGCTATCCTATTATACAAATATGGTGGCGGCACAGCGGACAGGTCCGACAACACGCGCTCGCGAAGCGGCTGGATTCTTAGTCGTGGGCTCGGATTTTGACCCCTGCGATTATGACCAGCAGCAGAATGGTCCATTCGATCTCTATTGTAAGGAACGCGTAGCGCGCGAGAAGGGGTGCCAGCCAGCAGGTTCATCATATCCCACGGAAGCGAACAAGTCCGTATATGACAATATGACCTGGTCGAAATTTAACCAATATTTCACCGATCTTTACTCGCAAATGGCGTCCGGTGATAAGACTATCCAGGCGGATTCTACGCAGAAATGCCTTGGCGTGACAATAACACAGCCGCCAGCCGATTGCGGCGACTTGAACGGCTGTGAGGTATTGTGGTACGCGTGGGCGTACGAATGGGACCTCCCTGAAAAAACTTCCAGCAGAGCCACGTTCTATGGTCGCCAGATTCTGCCGACTCTGCCCAATTTCAATACAGGTGGAGCCGATTTCAACCCGTACGGACGCGCTGACGTAATGGCTATGCACATCAGAACCCGCGTTACAAATCCTACGTCGCAGACTGCGAGTATGTGGGTCATGACTGACGACGGTGTAGCGGTAAAGGCGAACGGTGCGATGGTTCTGCGCAGCTTCTGGGACCAGGGTCCCACAGCCTACACTACGCGCAGCTTCCAACTTATTGAAAATAAGCCGACTGATATCGATATGTATTTCTATGAGAACTATGGTGGCGCGACTTTCATACCTAGAATGCAGATTGGCGGCGGCGGCTACAATGTCGTGCCAGAAAAGATGCTCACGATGCGTGTTCCCAGCGGCTTCCCAATCGCGCGTTGGGACTTCTATATGGGGTCTTTAACTGACAGAAATAACGTATTAACAACAAATACGGTCGGTAACGTCTCTATCGGTATGATTGATGGCAAGAAATGCGCCCTATTCAAGGGAGCTAATAATTACCTTCAGGTGGTAAATCCCATAAGCACAACTGCCTTCAGGTCAATCACCATGATGTTGTTTATCCGCAACTTTCCATCCCCTCACGGCGAGTATCCTCGTCTATGGGAGATGAATACCAACGGCTTTAATGGTGCCTGGTGCCAGGACTCGCTCTTTGGTTGTATGAGCCCGAACAATACCCAGGGTATCGGTTTCTACGCCCAACGCGGATGCAACGGTCCCTCTATATGGACTGGTGGCGGTACATCAAGCAACGGGCGCTGGACACACGTCTCTTGGATACTCGACGAAGATCTCAAGGGATACACGATATACATGGATGGCACGAAAATGGCTCGCGCACGTGATGAGAGGTCGGATATTTTACGGAATAAGATCTATAATAATTTCTACATCCTGAACTCTGTCGAGCGCTTCGATAAAGATGTAGGCGTTGCGTGGATGCACATGTTTGACTACACCTTGTCGGCGGATGATGTTAAGATGGATATGGGTCTTGGCTTCACGGATGTAAAGGTCTACCCTGAGGATTCCAGCTCGGGTTGGAAGAATCGTTTTGCGAAGTAAGTTCGCAAAGTATACTTAGAATAGAAATTGTAAATTTCTGCTCTAAAATTTCACCGTAGTAAAGAGAATGCCCAAGGTCGGCACAATACTTATAGGAGTATTGCTATTTTTACTGCTTATAGCAGGTTTTATATATTTTAATAAACGTGTTGAGGGCTTTGCTACAGACGATGTTCTAGCAAATAATCTTAGCGTCGGTCAATTGAAGAACTACAGAGCCACTATGGCTCAAGCAAGAGCTAATGGATATAGAAGCACTGGCGCCGGCGCTAGCACAAGAGATGATTTTCTGGCTGGACAGAAAGAACTATTCAATCAAGGATTTAATAAATCGCTATTTACAAATTCAGAATTACAAAAAGATATTACCGATAACGCCACAGCAGCCTTAGCAACAACAGATACTTTTGGAAACACACGGAACGCTGCACTTGATTTATCGGTTTTATTTGAAGATGACCCGTTCCCCGGCTTAGATAAAGAGAATAAGCAGTGCGCAAATGTTCTAGAACCTCAATTTATGCCCCCACATGAAAAGAATGCAGTTAAGGGATGTGGATGGTGGTACGTAGACGCCGACGATTCAGTTTCTATAGGGGCACTCGGAACAGAAAAGGGTCCTCTAAATTCCACCACACTAGATGAAAAACATAAGGGCGGTGTCTGGATATGGGATATCAGGGAGGCTCAGAAAAAGGAGGACGTTAAGCGGTGCCGTAAAGTTAAATCGTGTGATGTCGCAGACCTGGTTCCAGGAAAATGCGGGTTTTGTCCTGGACTAAATCGCGGAGTCCCTGTTAATAACTTTCAAGGAGTTAGTATTTATCAAGACGATCCCGAATTGAATTGTGGTACTTGGGCGATTACAAGTCCAAGCAATTGTCCCCGCCCAAAGCCTGAAATTGACTCTGACGGGCAAATGTCAAATCCCTCGTCAGAATCAAGTTCAGGCGCACGGCTGATATGCGATCCAAATCCAGCAACAGGACAGCTCTCTACTGAATGTTTAATGAGTCTAGCATCGGCAGCCGGCTGTCAACCAGAAGGCGCTATTATAATTATCTTAAAAGGCGATTCAGCCGGTTATTTGAAGAAGAGCGGTGCCAATTCACAAAAGTTTGCAATAGCAACAGAGGTGCTTCGTACAAACAATTCCTTAGCGATAGACCTAACGCCGTACGGCAAGGGGGTTTGTACTCGTTCCGAGGCATTGAATTACTACACTCGTGTCATAAAGATTATAATGCGAGTACCGAATACTGCTGAAGATAGACGTTCGGAAGCTGCCGCACGATTTCTGGTATACGATGCGACAATATTTAATGAGTGTGAGCAAAAGCCAGATGACATGGGTCCATACCCATTACATTGTCTTGAACGCGAAGCGCGTGAGCAGGGGTGGCAACCGGCGGGTTCCGAATTTCCAACAAAGGAGACAAAAGATATATATGACAATATGACTTGGGGGAAGGTTCTACAATACTTTAGAGATACAGTACAAAATACGAAATCCGACGATTTCAAGGTGCAGGCGCCAGCGGTGAAGAAATCGCTTGGAATATCGATAACACCACCTGAAGCAGATTGTGGCGATAGAAACGGACTCTCTATGTATATGTATCAATGGAATTACGACTGGCGGTTAGGACCAGGACAGGCACCCAAATCTATTTATTATGGGCGTATATCATCGCCAACGTTTCCTGAAATAAATAATAATGGTTCATTTACACCATTTAATATCGGCACGGACCGCATTCATATGCGTATTAAAACTCTTCTAAAGCCAGTCACCTCGCTAAAGACACGTTTCTGGGTTATGACAGACGACGGTATTACGATAAGCGACTATGGTGGTAGAACATTACTCTCAAAATTATACGACCAGGGACCCACATCGTATGAATCTAACCCCACAATGCTTCAAGAAAACACTAATAGCGGGTTTGTGTTTGATTGGTATAATAATTATGGTGGATATGTTGCTATGTTCCGTTTATTTATGGAGGGTAAATATCAACCGATACCAGCAAGTATGGTGTACCAGACGCAGCCCACAGGGTTTCCGTTTGCGCGTTGGGATTTCTATACGGGTCGTTCAACAGAATTATGTCATATTCTTGATTCCGAAGTTGTTGGAGCAGTTACAGTTGAGACTATCGATGGTAAGAAGTGCTGTCGCTTCACTGGTCGTGACCACATTAAAATTACCAATGGTATCAAGACTACCGCTTTCCGCAGCATAACCATGACAATATTTATTAATAAATTGGTTGGACCGTGGCCGCGCCCGTGGGAATTTAACAATAATGGATTTGCGGGCAGCTGGTGTGACGATGCAGTATTTGGATGTATGAGCCCCAATAACAGCAAGGGAATCGGCTTCTATGCGAAACAGGGCTGCGCTGGACCTGAACTATGGACGGGCGCAAATACCATAACGGTTGGAAAATGGTATCATATTGCGTGGGTTTTGGACGACGACCTTATGGGCATGTCTATTTATATTGATGGCGCAAGAGTCGCCAGATATCAAGACCAGACATTTAGAACACTCATCAATAAAATCTACAAAAACATGTATATTTTCACTAGCGTAGAGCAGTTTGATAAGGATGTGGGTGTTGGATGGTTTAGAATGTTTGATTATCCGCTCTCAGCCGATGATGTACAGACGGATAGAGCAAATGGGTGGTCAGAGAAGGATCGCCACGAATATTAGAAAACCTCATCATTTAGTATTACAATATAACACATTGTAATATTAGACCAACGGGCATTTCAAACGGGCAGTTCAAATACATAAACTAGTTTATACAGAAGTCTTTGCTACACCTGTAACTATAACACTTTCACTACAATCAGTATTAACTGGATTTGTTCTAAG